GGCTCCCCATCCGACCTACCGGGCTTGAACTGCCCCGGCTGGGGTGCTGCGGTTCTCGCGCCGTACCAGCCCTGCGGCGCCGTGGCTATGGAGGATCCGCCTCTTTGCCCCGGGCGGTCACGCCGGGCAGCGCGCACAGGTGGGGGTGTAGGGCGCGGGCGACAAAGGCCCCGGAGGTGCTACGCGAGCATCTATGGATGGGAGAGGCCTGCGCCCGGCTTGGGGTTGCGCCGCTCTGGCGCGAAATGGGGCCGGGCTCTCACCGGCTGCGGGATAGGCTGGCTCGGGCCATGTCGCGTGGCATTGGCGTCTGAGACGTCCTGCCGTTCGCGCCCTCTGGAGGCTGACCGCGCCTCACAACTCGATTCGGTGGCCGGTGCTGATCTCCGGCTTGGGGCTGCGTCTCACCCCGAATCTGCACCAAATCCCGGTCGCGACTTAGACCGATTCGCCTTGTCGGCAACTGTGTGCAGCCATCTCGCGCATCAGCCTGCGCGTTCACCGAAACTGGGCAGCGGCACAGCCGCTGGAAACGACAAGGCCCGCACGTGGCGGGCCTGAGATGGTTGCTGCCAGCTTTGCCGCAGGGTAGTTGCCGCTGCGGCGTTGGGTGTCTGGCTCCCATCGGCCCATCGGTCAATGCCGGGGTCCATGAATTCGGGAATGGCTTCGCCCCGACTGTCTCCGGCGTTCGCGTGCCGGCGGGGTGAGGCGTGGGCCCTTGCGATCAGTGTCGCCCGCGTTCTTTGGAGGTGGTGCGCGGTCTTGGGCCGCGATTTTGCCTGACTGCTGAGCCAGAAGTCAAGCCCCGCCGCCAGAGCGGCCCGAGCCCCAGCCCGTCCCAGAAGCCGCGCCAGAATGGCCGATTCACCGGAAGTGCTCCAGCCGCGTAAACCGCACGCAGAGGCGCTGTAACACCTCCATCTGGGCGCCAGCCATCACTGGAATGTTCAGCTCCGCACGGCCAGTGAACAGCATGCGCCTGCCGTCGCACAACTCGAGCCCCAGCTGCATCGGCGCTTTCGCCGCCACAGCTTGCATGACGACGGTGTCGAATGCGTAGGTCGGCGCCACGTCTAGATAGACGACGCCTTGGCCGCGGCGGCCGTGCCCAACATGCACCGACCGCGCCTTCAGCTGGCACCGCTTCTGCGCCGGCTGGTCTGCCAGCTTCACGAATGTCTTGAAATGGGGGTCGCCGATCATGCTTGTTTCCTTGGTTGAGGTGACGCCGTATGGGGTGCATCCCAGCTTCTCTGCCGCGATGCAGTCGCCGTTGGCGATGGGGTGCGCGGCCAAGTGCCGCGCAATGTGATCGAGGATGTTCATGACCCAGACCGCCCACGGCTGCCCATGCTCCGGCGGAAGTGCTCCGCCACCGCCGCCGTGTCCTGCTTCGCGTCCGCTTCGGCCTCCCGGTCGGCCCGGGTCAGCATCTCGACCGCCTCGGCTGCGCGCATGTTCTCCCGCGCTTCGGTGTTGCCCGGCTGCCGGGCCTTCCGCAGGCCCTGGCGCAGGTCGTGCGCCGCCGTCGCCTTGCACACCTCCAGATGGTCCAGCAGGCGCTGGCCGCGGCCGCCGTACGGCACCTTGGCCATGCCCTTGTCCTTCTGGCAGGCCTCGGCCTTGCAGCGCATCGTGATCTCCCGCCCCAGCGTGCCGGGCGTCACCCGCAGGCCGGAGCCGTCGCACTCCGGGCAGACGGGGGACAGGAACCGCTGCAGCACCTGCGCGATCAGGTGCTCAGCGTCCTCCCAGCCCCGCTCCGTGGCCCAATGCAGCAGCGCGCGGCGCACTTCAGGCAAGGTCTTCAGGCGCTGGAAGCGCAGCTGGTTCTCCTGGCCGGTCCAGTCGGTCGCGCGCGCCGTCAGCGTCTTCAGCTGCGCCGCCGCCAAATCCATGTCGGCCTTGGTGATGGTGTTCTTCGCCCGCGCCTCGTCGCGCTCAGGGCGCTTCAGCGTTCCCTTCTTGGCGATCTCGGCCTCGATACGCTGGCTGGCGATGCGCCGCGCCAAGTCTTTGACGTCCGGCAGCTTCCCCGCCTTCGGCACCGCGCCTGAGTGCCACTCCGACGACAGCCGCATCAGCGCTTGGCCCAGGCGGTAGCGGCCCATACCGGCGGCCGCCACGATGTCGCCGGGCGTGCCACGGTTGGAGTCGTTGCCGACCCTCGTACTGCCTTCGCTGATCGCGCCGGCGTACCGCTCTCCAATGCATGGCGGCTTGGTGTCGTCGTTTCCGTCGTACATGGTGGTACTCCTCTTTTCGGTCCTACCAGAGGCGCAGGAAGCGCCATGCGTCCTGACCCCTGCACCAAATGTGCGTCAGGCCCATGCGCTGGGCCCATTCGGGAATGGTGTTCAACACCTCGTAGACCTCCAGCCCGTCTGCTTCCCATTCCTCGAGATACTTCGGGTCGCCCTTGAAGTTGAAGGCCCAGGTCTTCTCCCGGCCTCGGACGGTGATGGAGAGTGTTTGCTTCATGGTTGTCCTGCCGTCAGAACCAGCGGGCGACGGCGACCCAGCCGAGCACGGCGAAGGCGGTGTGCAGCATCGCCGCATAGATGTCCGTGTCCTTGCGCGGCGGCCTCATGCAGCAGACTGCGAAGAGCGTGAACAGGATTGCGCTGGCGATCAGGTAGGTGGCGATCATGGGGTACTCCTCTGCTTGTGGTTTCAGCCGATGTAGACCTTGACGTCGGCTGCGGCCGAACGGATGCGATCGGCCACGCTGGGATGCGGCCCCGGTCCCATGTGGAACTCTTCGGGGCGGAACTTGTTGCCTTTGCGGACGTTTTCAGCCAGGGTCAGCAGCTGCAGGTTGTTCTCGACATGTAGCCCCGACACGAGCCGACCGCGCAGCGGCACGATGTGATCGACGGTCAGTCCAGCCTCTTGGGCGAGCTCGTACACAGCCCTGATCGCGGAGTCATCGGCCCAGCTGGGCGTCCTTGACGCCTTGGCTGCTCGCCTTGCTTGCACTCCGGCATTGGACTTTCCCGGGTTGTCGGCATGCCATTGCAAGCCCTTCTTTCGGTAGTACTCGGGCTTGCGCGCTACCGATCTCCGCGACCGTTCGTTGCAAAGCTCTTTGTTTGCTTCGCGATAGATGCGGGCCTGCTCACGATAGAACTCAGGATTCGCGCGCCGCTGCGCAGCGGCTTTCGCATACTTGTCTTGCCTTGTGGCCTTCGCGTAGTTGGCGACGTGGTCAGCATTGCGAGCCCGCCAGCTCGCCTGGATTGCCTCGCGGCGATCGGGATTCTTCGCGATATACCGCTTGCATATGATGCCTGCGCAGGCAATGCAACCTCTGTTGGACACAAGCCTCTCGCAAACATGCCCATGCTTGCAAGGAGTTCCGGTGAAGTAGCGCGTCAATCCAGCTGCCGATGCTGACGCTCTCGAAATGATCTCCATTCAGACCCTCGCCACGAGTTTTTCATTGGCAGCCATGAGCCCGCCGAACGGGTTGCCGAAGTCAGCCCGCGCCGTGCCGCGCCGGATGTTCTTGGCGTGGCTGTGGCTCACGCCCGTGAGTTCTGCGGCCACCTTGCCATTGGGTGCGGCCTTGATCCGGGCCACCATCTCCTCGGTGATCCAGGACTGCGCCCGCTTGGTCATCGCGCCCTTGCGGATCTGCGCCGGCCGGCCTAGCGCGCCGCGCTGCGCCGCCCACAGGGCGCTCTGGCTCTTGGTGACTGCCTCCAGATGGCACAGACAGCCCTTCTCGCCGCAGCTGGGGCTGATCACCTTGCCGGGCGGCACCGCGCCATGCTGGGCGGCGTAGAGGATCGGGCGCACCTTGCGCAGGCCCTTCTTGCCGGGCACGTACATGGCTGGCATGCCGGAGTCGGTGTACGCGCCCTTCCAGATCTTGCAGTCGCCGATCTCGACGCAGCGCGCGAAGATGGACTCGATGATCTCCCGGCTCATGCGGCGTCCTGGTAGTTGTCGCCCCGAACGAAGCGATCCCAGAGCACGCCGAGACGCACCCGGTTGACGCCACCCATCGCCTCCTTTGCCCGCTGGATGTGCGTCTCCACGGTCTTGCTGGAGATGTTCAGGCTGGCCGCGATCTCGGCGTTTTCCTTCCCGGCAGCGATGGCGCCAACCACCGCGCAGCGGACAGGAGCCAGACCCCAGGGGTTGACGATGTGGGGAAGATTGGCGTTCGGCCGGCGCTTGGACTTCTCTCGGCGGCGCAGTTGCTCCGGGCTGAGCACCTTGATCGGCTTAGGCTCCTTGCGGCGCGGTGGGTGCGGATCCCCCGGCCGGTGCACCAGCGGGGTCATCAGGGCGGAGAAGAGGTTGTTCATGGCTTGCTGATCTCCTTCGCGTGCTCCTGCATGGCGGTGAACGCCGCTGCAGCACCATTGATGAAGGAGAGCTTCTCGGTCGTTGACAGGCCGACTGGCATCTCCACGCGCGGGCCCTGTAAGGCCTTCTCGATGCGCTTTAGCGTGGCGAAGTCGGCCCACTCAGGATCGCCCGGAAAATAGAGGTGATGCTCTGGATCGTGGGCGTACTCGCGCGCGTGGTCTGCTTGCACCTCTTCGCGCCAGCAGTCATAGGCGGCCTTGGGCGTGCTGGCGTGGCCGGACAGGCTGTGTCCGATGATCGTGCAGCACCAGTCCCCATCGCCGAACAGGTACAGCCGCGGCTTGGCCATATACGTGGGGCCGACGATCCGCATCATGGCGGGCTAGCCTTCCCGAACTCGCACTTGTAGCGAAGGCATTGGTTCAGGCGCTTGCACGTGTTGTCGTTCGCGCAGGAGTCGCACTTGTCGACCCAGCCGGTGTCGCTGGTCCAGATGATGCGGATCGGCTGCTGGATGCCGTCTGCTAACTCCTTGAAGGACTCGCTGTACTCCGGCGTCGTCAAGGTCACTTCGGCGACCACTTCTCCGGCAACGGGCCCGCTGCCCGTGACAATCCGAAGCGGTCGACCATAGCTGTCGTCGGCGGCCGTGGAGGCGCCCGGGAGATGCTGGAGAGCCGGAAAGCCTCGGTACACGAAACGCGGCCGGCACCGGTCCATGGCTTCCCGCACCTGCTGTGCGATCTGTTCTGGATTGCCGGCCGGCTTCGGCCAGATGAAGATCTTCTCGCTCATGGCCTTGCGAACTCCCCGAAGTTGCAGCGCCCGGCGGCGCAGTAGTTGATCCGCGAGCAGGTCGTTTCCTGGCAGCACTCGGCGCAGGCGTCAAGCTCGCGCACGGTGATCCCTGCCGTCACAGGCGCCGGCTCATTGACGTGGATCACGCGATTCACGTAATCGACTCGGACCGCTGTGACTTTCGTAACGTCCACCGCCAGGTTGAACGTGCCGAACACGAACCGGTACGGATGTGCGATGACGGCGTACTCCAGCGCCTGCGGGTCGATCCAGCGGACGTCCTTCAGCTCTTGACCAGTGGCGTCGTCCACCACCTTGAAGTCCCAGAAGTCGATGTCGATCATCAGCATCGGTTCACTCCTTCCACATCGGAAGCCGCGCAGGCCACAGCCCGGCAGCCTTGACCGCTTCCCGCGTGCGCCGGCCGAGCTCGGCCTCCAGCGCGCGGCGTTGCTCTTTCAGGTAGGTCCCGCTGGTGCCCACTAGGTAGTGGCATCCGGGGCCCCACTCGCCGGGGCCGCATCCGGGCCAGCCGCGACGGACGTCGGTCTTAATCCGCTCGCCCTTTCCCTCGTCCGCATGGCAGAACTGCGGCCGGCAGGACCGCTTGCACAACATGCAGTAGCCGAGCGCGCGCACCGCAGCCATGTAGCCGACGTGCTGGAGAGCGTTCTCCTTCTCCACCGGCTGGCCGCTGGTGTTGCCGCTGTACGTACCCTTATGCAGGGACCGCGCCGGCACGGTGGCCAGCGCCTGCAAGTTGGCGGTCTTTTGCGCCTGGCGCTGGGCCTGGCGCTGTTCGATGGTGGGGCGGCCGAACGCCATGGGCGGTCCTGTCAGGCCTTGGCGAGCTTGCTGACGACCGGCCAGTAGAGAACCGGCTTGGCCTTGTCGGTCGTGCCGCCGGCCACAGCCACGATGTAGCTCTCATGGTTGCGCGGGCTGCCGTAGCCGAGGGCGCTGCGCGCCTTGAGGCGCGACTGCAGTGCGCGCGGCTCGACCCTGCCTCCCGCGGGCACCACCTGCACGACCTCTCCGGTCTTTTCTTTCCAGCCGCCCATGGCCTGGCTGCTCCACTTCACGTTGTCGCCGACCTTGAATCCCATGCTCGTGTTCTCCTTCAGGATTGCGCAGCGGGAACCGCCGCTGCATCGGGGTTGAGATCGATTCCGTCGTCCGCCAGGTCGATCACCTCCATCCCCAGCTGCGTGGCGATGTGGTGCTCCAGCGTGGCGCCGCGGCTGTTCTTCCAGCCGGCCAGCATTGCGATGGCGTCGCAGGTCACGAGCTGGGCGATGTCGGCGCGCATGCAGGTGGCCCAGCCCATCGACGGGTCGACGTTGATCTCGGCCGGGTTCACCACGTCGAAGCCAGCGGCGCGAAGGCGCGCGGCGGCGGCATGGAAGGCCGGGAAGTTCAGGCCGGGTAGGTTTGACATGGGCCCCGCGATGTACAGACGCATCAGGCTGTCTCCCATCCGTGTTGAACAACAGACTTCCCGGTCTGAGCAGCCTTAAGTTCCTGCAGGCGGCGGTTCATGCGCTGGATCTCGTCGCCCACCCGGATCAGCTCCAGCGCCGCTCGTGGGTCGCGTGCCACGCGGTTGACGCCGCTCCCGCGCTTGCCCAGTCCCTTCTGCATGCCCTTGAGCATGTAAGTGAGGTTCTTTGCCTGCGACTTCTTCGTGATGCCGAGAACCACCTTCAGGAGCCGATGCTTGCGCTGCAGGCGGTCCATGAGCGCGATCAGTTCCGCGCGCGTGAGATCCCCCATCGGCACCGGGTTGCGCGGCGACGAAACGACGCGCGCGGCCGTGTGATTGATCGGGGCAGACGTGAGGATGCGATCGAGGTTCATTGGTCGAACTCCGCCAGCAGCGTCTCCAGCATCTCGCTGCGCTGCGTTTCCTTGAGGTGGGGCCAAAGGGCCTTCTGGGCGTGGGCGGTGCGCAGGAACACGACCATGCTGTCGTGCACCTCGCGCATCTGGTCTTCGTCGCACTCGGCGTAGCTGGTGGACTTGGGGATGGGCACGATCCCGCCCTTGGGACCGGGCAGCCAGTCGCACCAGCCGGCGCCGATCTTCAGCCACTGCCGGAACGGCTCGAACTGCGCGAACCGCTCCTGGTGGTCGAACACGCGCTGCTCCAGCGCCATGTGGAAGCGGTGGAACTTGCCTGACCGCGGCTGGTTGAAGATCAGCCGGAACATCTCGCCGATCTCGGCCTTGTTGACGCGCCCCCAGAGCCGGCGCCAAAGGGCCTTGCCCTGCTTGCCGTGGCCGTCCACCGCCTCGAACAGGAACTTGCGCACCGCCGCCTTCTCGGCTTCGGTGAAGCCCTCCAGGCTGGCCTGCTTGACGAGCATGACTTCGGTCATAGCCCGATGTCGAACGGATCGCCCCAAGCCGACCAGATGGACAGCCACAGCGACCAGAAGCGGTACAGGAGGGTGCGGCGCTCGGCCGCTTCGTCGTGCTCCATCACGCGCTCGTCGTGTGTCATCAAGCCACCGCCGCCGGCTTGCAGGCCCGGAACAGCCGGAACGCCAGCCGCGCGTCAACGCCGCTCTGATCCGGTACGTCCTGCAGGTTCTTCGGCTTTCGCTTCCAGTGCGGGGACAGCCGCAGGCCTGCGTCCTGCTCCTGCTTCTCCGACACCGCCTGGCCGCTCTGCTTGGCGGCGCGGACCTTCAGGGCACTCTTGAGATTCATCACGGGGCGATCTCCTCGACGGTGACGGTCACGCCCGGCAACGGGCTGTACCGCTTGTCCTTCACGACACTCACCACCTGGACGTCGTCCTTCCAGACGACACCGTTCATGGCGTCGAACAGCGCCTTCTCGACGTTGTCGACATCCGGCTTGGTGGTGGGCAGCACGCCGCCGGCTGCGGCGCTGGCCTGTTTCTTCTGCGACCAGCTGGCCGGGATCTGGCAGGCGATGAGCATCTCGACGCGCACCGCACCTTCGATCAGCGCGCGGCCCGCCATGGCACGGGAGGCGAACAGCTTGACCGTCGACTCGTAGCTGACGGTCTTCTCGGGCGTGAACATCCGGGCGTGGCCGGCGACGCGCCCGATTCGAGGGCGGCCTTTGCCGACAGGCTGGCCGGGGACGAAGAACTCGACCATCAGGCGGCCTCCATCTCGGGCAGCCGCAGGTCAAGATAGGACACCCGGCTCCGCTCGTGCTCCAGGAACTGCTGGCTGTCCTTGTGGAACCAGAACGCGAAGCTCCCCTCCCACGGGAAGTGCCGCTGCTTGGCGACGCGGACGAAGGCATCCGGGTCGCTGCTGGGCTCCGCTTCCGGCTTGCGCAGGTTCTTCCAGACGATGACCAGGTTGTCGACCAGGTCCGTGACCTCGCCGGCGCCCTTGACGTCGAACTTGCCCGGCGCCTTGCGCTCGTCCTCGCCCTTGCGCATGTGCACCACCAAGTGGATGTGCAGCCCAGTGTCCCGAGCGATCGCGCACAGGCCGTCGACGAAGTCCTTCTGCCCCGTCAGATCGTCCACTCCGATGCCGCACTTCATGAGCGAGTCGATGACGATGTGGTCGACCCGGATCTCCTTGCGGGCGTAGGTCGCCACAGCCAGCGCGCGGCTCGAGGCCAGCCGGCCCAGGTGGTCGTAGATCCACAGCTTGCCGTTCGTCCAGCCGTGGAAGGCGCGGATGAACTCCCGGGTCGGGCACGCCAGGCCGGCGGCCTGCGACGACAGCTTCGCCATCGTGTCGCGCGGCTTCATCTCCATCGAGGCGATGCAGACCTTCTGGCCCTCGCGCATCACGTTGAGCATCGTGTGCGACAGGAAAGTGGTCTTGCCGTGGCCGTTCACGCCGGCCCACAGCGTCACTTCGCCGGGTCGCAGATCGAACTTGCCGTCGGCCTTGTCGAAGCCGGTGCGCGTCCAGTTGTGCGCCGCGCCCTGCCCGTAGAACCGGTCGATCACCTCGTCGGCCCAGCTCGAGGCCGGCTTGACCTTCGCGCCCTCGTCCGCGTGGTCGCGGAAGTAGGCATCGAAGTCGATCTTGTCGGTCAGGAGATTCACAGGCGAGTCCTCCGCGGGTGGACGCCCAGCAGCGCGCGGCGCAGCTTGCCGCCGACGTCGCTGCCGTTCAGGTTGACGGGCGCCCAGGTGAACCAGTGCGCCGGCGGGATGCCTGCCTCGCCGTCGAAGTGCGTGCCCCAGCCCACGCCGATGTCGTGCAGCGTTTCGCCGATGCAGAAGCGCAGGGTCAGGTCCGCCGGGCGCGCGGCCGCGATGCCGGCGCACACGGCCAGCACCCGGGCGAGCTCCACGGCCGGCGTCGCCCAGAGCCACACATCGACGTTGACCAGCATCCGCCAGTCCATGCGCGCGACCGGCATGTCGGGCTTGACGTAGAGCGCCGGCGCGGGCGCCGGGTCGTCGTTCAGGACCACGTAGACCGGGTCGGCCGGCACATTCCCGGCCTGGCGCTGCTCGAGCAGCTGACGGGCGTTGATGGCGTACCAAGGGCGCTGCTTCACGTTGCGGCCCCCGTCCAGTCGGCCGCGCCAGCGGATCCGCCGCGGCGGCCCGGACCACGCTCAGCGTCCTCCTGCGCCTTGCGCATCCAGGTGCGCCAGACCTTGCCCCAGTCGCTCCGAGGGTGCTTGAACTCCCAGTCGCGGAACTTCTCGGTCTCGCGCCGCCAGTCGACGGCAGGAGCGTTCTTCTGCACCCAGGCAGCCATGTCGTCGGTGACGACGAAGTCGCTTGGCACCACCCGCGCACCGCGCGGCTTGCGCGCAGGCTTTGCCGTAGCGCTAGAACCCGAAGGGTTCTTATTCTTTTCTTCTCTCTCTCTAGCTAACGGTGCTGTAACGCCGTCAGCGTTACGGTCGGCGTTATCGACACCGTTACCGGCGGCGTTACCGCGATGGTTGGCAACCCGTTTCGCGGTCTGTGCGCGTGCTTTAGCACTAGCGCCGTTGTGCCGATCGAACTTTTCCAGAGAGACGCCGTGCGCATCGAAGTGCAACCAGCCGACGTTCGCGACTGCTTGCGCGAAACCTGAAACGCCGATGATCCGATCCAGCAACGCTGGTGTAACGCCAGCAGCGTTACCGCCGACTGTCTGCTGATCGAACCAGCGGAACAGGCGCATCAGCTTGCCGACGGTCAGGTCAGGATCGTCCCAGCCGAGTGCCGCCGTGATGGCGAGAACCTCCGGCTTCTCCGGCAGATTGCACTCGAACTTGATCCACTCACCGGCCATCAGGCAGCGCCCCCGCGTCCCATGCGCTGGGCGTGCTCGCTTGAGAAGTAGCCGACGCCGGCCTCCACGCGCGCCAGGTGCTCTGCGTCCTGCCTGGCCACGTGTGCCGGCGTGCGGGCGGCGCGGGCCTGCTGCTGCAGCTCCATGAGCCGCACGGCCGCGTCCCGATCACCGAGGCGATGCGCCCGCACCATGTGCCTGCCGAGCATGGAGATGTAAGCATCCAGCTCTGCAGGGTCCATCTGTCCTACATCGAACGTCTGCGCGGGCTGATGGCCTACGCCGTTCGCACGTTCTCCAATGGCATCTGCATGCTCATGGGTCAATCTGGGGTAATTTGTGCCAGCAGCTGGCTGTTGGGTAGCCGCAGCGGCCTCGATGTGTTGGGCGGGGCCGGTCATTTCTGGCCCTGCCGCGGCAGATCGTCGTAGGTGTAGACCGGCAGATGCTGGCCGGACTCGGGGGCGTAGAGGTCGCGCACTTCCTCGGTGGTGAGGCCGGTGTCCTTCCATGGCTCCAGGCATTCATCGGCGATGCCACCGACCCACACGGCCTCGCCGGCGGGGAACTCCTTGCCGTTCCAGGTGAAGCTCTGGCTCGCGATGAAGGCGAGCTCGGGCTCGATTGCCCAGGTGCCGGTCTCACGTAGCCGCACTGTCTTGACCGCGCGACCATTCAGAGCGGAGGCGCCAACGGAATGGTCGTTCACCCCGCGCACCCATGCCATCCCGCCGGCGCGGTTCCGTAGCACCGGCGGCGCCGGCTGTTCCGGTTCCGGCTTGCGGCCGAAGAAGAAGTCCAGCAGGCTGCGCATCAGGCACTCCCCTCGACGCCTTCAGCCGCAGCGTGATGCTGCAGCGCCCGCGTGTAGCCGGCGTTCCAGCGCAGATGCTCCGGGGTGCCTTCCGGGTGCGGGTTGGGCTGATGCTCACCGGTTTCGGCGGCGAGCTGGGCTGCTCGCATGGCCTGCTCGGTGATCGTGATCGGGCGGATCGAAAAGTCGCTCATGGGCTCTCCTCGGCCGGTTGGTCTTGTTCTCTGGCGTAGGGGGATCAGGCGGTGGCGGTGGCGCCGAGGACGCGTCGCAGCGCAGCGATCTCTTCACGAGCCGCGCGAAGCTGCTTTTCGGTCTCCGTCTCCCGCTTGTGCAGATTGCTGATGTCGTAGCCGCGCGCGTGCAGCATCCAGAGCAGCGGCGCGTCGTTGCCGCAGACGTCCATGACGCCGCAGAACTTCTCCCACTTGATGCCCTCGGCACCCTGCTTCCAGCGCGTGAGCTGGGTGGCGTCCACCTTGACGCCACGATCGGAGAGCGCCTTCTCCAACTCCTTGTCGTAGCTGTAGCCGGCGAGCTCCGCGCAGTACTCGATCGCCTTGCCCAAAGAAGGCTTGCGCATCACCTCCGAGATCGGCACCTCAACCGTCAGCAACGTAGGCTGGCTCACGATTGCGACCCTCCGCAAAAAGATTGCGTGGCGTTGCGAGGCTCGCTCGGGCAAATTGAAGACCTATGCGAGACGCGAACGAAAAAACGAGTGGCGAGGGTGGGCATGGCTCACTCCGTCGTGGTGCGAGCAGGGATGGCCGGGGCCTTGCGCCGCTTGCGCAGGACCGTCCAATTCACATCGGGGCGCAGGCGCTCGCACGCGACCCCGGTCAACTCCTCGATGTCAGGGCACCACTCGGCCGGCACCTGCTCACGCTTCCAGCGCGAGATGGAAGCCTTTGACACCGCGCGGCCGCGGGCCTGGCCGATCGCGGTCAGAAGTTCAGCAAGCCGAGATGAGCCGCGTACGGCCGCGCAGGCTTCCTGGAGGGCGGTGTTCGGTTCAGTTTCCATGCGAGTTTCGGAATACGATACTCGCATTTCCAGCTTTCCGAAACTACAGGATTGCAATAAGGGCGGCGCTTCTTATGCTTCAGGCATGGGATTAGAGGGTTTCGGCGAGCGACTACGAAAGGCGCGGAAGGCCGCCAAGATCAAGGGCGACGATCTGGGCGAGAAGGTGGGCGTGAGCAAGTCCACGATCTCGCACTGGGAGCACGACCGCTATGAGCCGAGCCTGGAGCAGTTGGTCGCGCTATGCAGTCAACTGAGGGTGTCAGCTGACTGGCTCATTGGTCGGGAGCAGCCCGAGTTGTCGGCCGAGGCCCTCCACGAGGCCAAGGCGTTCGAGGATTTGCGGCCCGAGGACAAGCGCAAGTGGCGGGCCCTGCGCATGACAATATTCTCAGAAGCGTGACAACTCGCCTGCGCGGCCGACGTTCGGCTCGCCCATGACGGCGATCAGCAGCTCAACCCGAGACTGAACGGCGGGGCTGCACTTGGAGGCCACCGAAAGCAGCTCCGCTGCCTCGGCCCTGCCGATCCGGTAAGGGTTCTCGTCGAATAGAACGTCGAACGCCGTCACGCCGTACAGCCCAAGGAGCATGCGCAGTTGCACCAGGCACGGGGTGCGCTTGCCCTTCTCCCAGGTCTGGACGGCAAGCGGCTGGACATCAGCCAACTGGGCGGCCTCCTCGATGCTGCAGCCCGCTCGCTCGCGGGCCTTGCGCAGGCGCCGCCCAATGAGCGCGCGCTCCAATCTCAGCTCGGTCTGATCCATCCACCTGCACCCCTGCTGGAATACTGCAGCACTAACGCTTAGCACGCAGTTTTCGATCCAGCATATGGGGAAACCGATGAGTTAGCCACCCTCGGGGAAATGCCTAGTCCGAACGGCTGACACTGAACTCTTATGCGCGCGAGTTGAGTAAGGCTCAACTCTAAATAGCAATTCTGTCTAGTCGCTCAGTTTCGCTTTCCTTGACTTCGTAGGTTCGCTTTGCGAAACTTTCTCCACGCCGGCATCCCGCCGGCCAGGAGATCAAGGATGGCAACGCAAGGCACTGCGGTCCTAGTCAGCAACCGCCTTTCCGGCTTCAGGCGCCACGCCGCCCTGTATCGCGTCACCCCGCCGATGCAGGGACATCAGTTCGTGGTCGTGGCCTGGGCCCACGAGATGTCCACGGGCCCGAAAACCAACGTGTTCGGGGCCGACGCGAACGGCAAGGTTGTTGACTGGACCCCGCTGCCCGGATCGATGTCGGGCGATCACAACCACACCGAAGTGCTGGCGAAGGCCGGCTACACCCTGCAGCCCGCTGGGAGCCAGCCGTGAGCGCGACGGACTTCCAATCCCGCTACGTGGCCTACGCCAAGGCCCACGGCCATACCCCCGAGGCGATGCTGGCCGCCGACAAGGAGGCCCTGCCGGGCGGCTGCATGGCCCGCTTCATGGTCTGGATCGGCGAGCGCTGGACCGAGTGGTGCCGCGAGTTCAAGCGGGACCGCTACATGCTCAGCGAGCAGGACCACGCGGACTTCGACGCTTGGCTGAAGGCGTGGGAGATGTCGCAGCGGCAGATGGGAGGTGTGCTTTGAGCGCCGACACCCGCCCCGCCTCTGCGGACTCGTTCGACTCGCACGACCACGTCCCGGACGACTCCCGCCGCCCCTCCCCGATGGTGGTCGCAGCCGCGCGCGAGATGTGCCGCCAAGAGGCCGACGAGTGCGGCGTCGATAACGGCGACCTTTGGCGCGTCTACGGCGAGGAATACCTGGCCTGCGCGGAGCTGATGCTCAAGACGGCCGGCGTGCCGCAGATGGTCGCCTTCGCGCAGTCCTTCCTGATGGCGGCTGAAGGCGCCACCACGGGCAACCTGATCCTCGATCGCGCCAGCCCGCTGGTCAGCGCGGCGCGGGAGATCGTCACCCAAGCCACCGGGAGCCAACCATGAGCGCGCAGCACACGCCGGGGCGCCCCAACCCCATGGCCGTGACGGTGAACGGCCGCGAGTACGCGGTTTTCTTCCACCACGCGACCGGCGAGCCGCATTGCGTTCAGACGACGGTTCGCATGCAGGGCGTCCCCATAGCCGGCCGCCGGCTCTCGATGCACGGGCCGACTGCCCGCGCCGCCATCGCCAAAGCCACCGGGAGCCTGCAATGAGCTACTGCCTGGACCTCCTCCTCGACTCAGCACGCCGCAGCGAGTGCGAGGCCAACGACGCGGCAATGCGGGAGATGGACATGAGGCACCACGAGAAGCTCTCGCGCCAGCTGGGCGCGGAGAAGGATTCCTGCCTGCAGCAAGTCACCGTCACTCCGCGTGGCGAGCAGGGCTTCAGCTACATCCACCCCGGCCCGCGCGCCGCCGCCTACATGGACGGCATGGAGAAATTCCCCGGCGCGCACATCCTCGTCAACGACGCCAGCTGGCTCGAGATGTCCATGCAAGGAGCAGCGCAATGACCGACTACACCGTCACGGTCCGCTGGCTGCCGACGTTCCCCGTCTGGCAGACACATTCCGACTCTGGCAGCTGGATGTACATCGTCCAGGCAATCGAGCAGGTCGATGGACTGCCTGTCGAGCACTTCGTGGAGGCGGGCATGTGCTGCACGACTCCCGACGAGGCGAGAGAGCGCGGCAACAAGGTGGCTGCGCAACACCGCGCCATGCAGCAAGCCGCAGCCGCGCGCCGCATCGAAGAGGCCGACTTCCGCGCCCTGCAGCTGCAGGTGGGCGGCAACCGGCGGGATCCGCACTGTGTCGGGATCTACTGACATGGGCATCTTCATTCGCACCGTGCCGAACGTGATGCAGCACTTCGGCTGCTCGCAGGAAACGGCCCAGCGGTACTGCGACCTTCGCGACGAAGGGCACGGCAGCGCGCAGGCCCAGCTGATGGCCGGCCTGTCCGATCCACCAGAGGCCGACAAACCCGCACCGCGCGCCGACCAATGCTGCATCGACTGCCAAAAGCCATTCGTCTTCGGCCCGAAGCACGATCCTGCCGCAAACGTATGGACTCCCGATGGAAAACGGGAAGTCGCCATCAGTGGCACCTGTGAACGCTGCTTCGACGCGATGTTCGAAGAGGCAGAGGACGACGCGAACGACGAGGACGGCTACTGCCTCGGCTGCAACCCAGAGCCGACCATCAGCGAACTCGAGGACGGGCGCTGCGACAGCTGCGGAAAGGCCCTGGCATGAGCACCGGCCTGGGCCCCATCTACACCCTCCTGAAGCGAGCAGCCCAGCGCTTGGAGCGCAAGAGGCTTCGCCTCAAGAGCCGGTGCATCAGCCCGCTGGCGCCCTCGGACATGCACATGCCGATCGCCATTCGGCTGGCCGACATCGAGAAGCAACGGAGGCAACCGAGATGATGCTCCGCCCCTCCTGCAAGGGCACCGGCGAGTGCCACCAGGGCCGCTCCCCGTGCCGCACACCCCTGACCTGCTCCGGCTACAGCGCCGACGAGGCGATCGAGATGTTCAACCGCAAGTACGGCAAGACCGTCCCGCCTCGGCATCCGATCCCGCCCCAGCCCACCTGGGCCGCCCCGCCCTGGCAAGAGTCCGAGGAGAACCGCACGCCCGAAGTCGAGCGCATCGCCATGGCATGCGTCGAGTTCACCGTCGCCATCGTCGCCGCCACGTGCGCGGCTGCCGCCATCGCTTCCATGTTCTGAAAGGTACAACGTGAACGCACCAGCCCAGCGCGAGGAATCGCGCGCCCTCGCCGCCACCCCCGGCGGCCTTGAACTGCAGTCGCTCGATGCGGCCAGCCTGATCCTCGGGCCCGCCTTCGAACGAGTGCAGGCCTTCGCCCAGATGATGGCCAAGGGCGGCGTCACCGTCCCGAACCACCTGCGCGGCAACATCGGCGACTGCATGGCGGTCACGCTGCAGGCCCTGGGGTGGAAGATGAACCCCTTCGCCGTCGCGCAGAAGACCCATCTCTCCCAAGGCGGGGCTCTCGGCTACGAGGGGCAACTGATCAGCGCCGCAATCAGCGCCAGCGGCGCGCTGCAGGGCGATCCGAAGTACGAATTCCTGGGCGACTGGTCCAAGGTGCTTGGCAAGGTCGAGGAACGCAAGAGCGACAAGGGCGGCAAATACTACGTCGCCACCTACACGAAAGCTGACGAGGAAGGCCTCGGTGTGCGTGTCACCGCCACCCTGCGCGGCGAGAGCGAGCCGCGCGTGCTGGAAGTGATGATGTCCCAGGCCTACCCGCGCTTCTCGACGCAGTGGGCCACCGACCCGAAGCAGCAGATCTGCAACCTTGCCATCCGCAAGTGGACGCGCCTGCACAAGCCTGGCGTGATCCTGGGCGTCTACGGAGACGACGAGCTGGAGCCCGCAGCCGGCGGCGAGAAGTTCATGGGCCCAGCCGACGTCGTGCAGCCCGGCGCCACCGCCGGAGCTGGCGCGGCAGATCAGCAGCCCCCCACCTACTCGGAAGCCGACTTCCGCAAGAACCTGCCGTCCTGGCAGCAGGTGATCGCCAACGGCCGCAAGACGCCCGACCAGATCATCGCCATGGCGGAGACGAAGCACCCGCTGACCGACGAGCAGAAGGCCGAGATCCGCCGCTCACCAGGCCCAAAGGCGCAGGACGTGACGCCGAAGGTGACCTATGCCGCGCTCGCCGACCGCCTTCAGAAGGCCGATGCCGACGCCGCGCTGGTGATCTTGGACGAGGCGCGTGCGCTGCCCGATGACCAGCAGAAAGACCTGCAGAAGCTCTTCGGCGAGCGGTTCCCGCAGGACTGACGTGGCAAACAGCGGAATTCCGCTCCAGCTTCCCGCGCAGGAATACCTGCGCGAGTGCTTCGACTACGACGCTGAATCGGGCGTCCTGACGTGGAAGGTGCGACCACTCTCGCATTTCGCGAGCGCGCACAGGATGAACAACTTCAACTCGCGGCATGCCGGCTCCGTTGCTGGCCATCAGACCCCGAGGGGGTATCTCACGGTCCACTTGCGGAGCAAGAGCTACCTGGCTCACCGCCTGATCTGGAAGTGGATGACTGGTCGCGAGCCAGTGGCCGAGATTGACCACTGGAACGAGGACAAAGGATGCAACCGCTGGACGAATTTGCGCGAGGCATCACACCAGCAGAACACGTTCAACCGCGCAGCGCCGCGCGTTTCCGCCACTGGCGTGAAGGGCGTCACCTGGGACAAGCAGCGGCAGAAGTACGCGGCTTTCGCAAGGCTCAAGGGGAAATCCACTTTCCTGGGCCGCTTCCAAACCGTAGATGACGCGGCGGCTGCCTACCGCAAAGCGGTCAGCGCCCACCACGGCGAGTTCATCAACGCATAGAACTGAAAGGAAGATCCTGTGAAGATCCTGGAAGTACAGCAAGGCAGTGTCGCCTGGAATAACGAGCGCGCTCGTCGCTTTACCGCCAGCGAAGCGCCCGCAATGATGGGCGCCAGCAAGTTCACCAGCCGCTCCGACCTGTTACGGCAGAAGGCCACAGGCATTGCGCCGGAAGTGACGCCGCAGAAGCAGGCACTCTTCGATCGCGGCCATGCAACGGAGGCCAGCGCGCGTGTCATCGTGGAGGAGATGCTCGGGCAAGAGCTCTACCCAGCGACCGCCGTTAGCGATGACGACGACAGGCTGCTCGCTTCCTTCGACGGCGTCACCATGCTGGAGGACGTCATCTACGAGCACAAGCTCTGGTCTGAAGAACTGGCGGCAAAGGTGCGCACTGGCGAACTGGAGCCGCACTACTTCTGGCAGCTGGAGCAGCAGTTGCTTGTGTCGGGCGCCGAGCGCGCGATCTTCGTGTGCAGCGATGGCACGCGAGAGCGCTTCGTCCACATGGAATACCGGCCCGTGGCGGGGCGGCGTGAGCAACTGATCGCCGCCTGGCAGCAGTTTGCTGCGGACCTAGCCGCCTACACCCCGCCCGCCGCCAGCGCTGTCGAGAAGATCGTCGCCGAGCCGGTGGAAGCCCTGCCGGCACCCGTGGTGCAGGTGTCCGGCCAGCTGGCCCTGCAGGACAACTTCAAGGTCTTCGAGGAGCGGCTGCGGCACTTCCTGGAGCACCGCCTGATCCGCCAGCCGAAGTCGGACGAGGACTTCGTCAACCTGGACGCGCAGATCAAGTCCATGAAGCACGCCCGCGAGGCGCTGTCGGCGGCCGAGGCGCAGATGCTGGCCCAGGTCGAACCGGTGGACCGCGCCAAGAAGACCAAGGACATGCTGGACAAGCTGCTGCAGCAGAACCTGAGCATGGCCGAGCGGCTGCTCAAGGAGGAGAAGGAGCGCCGCCGGGGCGAGATCGTCGCGGCTGGCGCCAAGGCGTTCCAGGACCACATCGACGCCCTGCACGCCCGGCTCGGCAAGCCGTACCTGCCGCAGATCCCCACCGACTTCGGCGGCTGCATCAAGGGCTTGAAGTCCCTGGCCAGCATGGAAGACAAGGTGGCGACCGAACTGGCGCGCGCCAAGATCGCCGCGAACGAGGTTGCCGACCGGATCGACGCCAACCTCAAGGCGCTGCGCGAGATGGCGGCCGATTACCGGTTCCTGTTCAACGACGCCGCGGTCCTGGTGCTCAAGGCTCCGGACGACTGCCGGGCCGTCATCACCTCGCGGATCGCCGAGCACAAGCAGGCGGAGGAAAAGCGGGCCGCCGAACTGGCAGAGCGGGAGCGGGCGCGCATCCGGCAGGAGGAAGCGGATCGCCTGGAGCGCGAGCAGGCGGTGCAGCGGCGAATCGATGCCATCAAGGCGGCCGGGCCCGAGCCGCTGGACCAGGCGCCGAGCGAGCTGATCGCGTCGGCCATCCGCACCCTGCAGTCCTGCAAGCTGACCGAGGACCTGCTCGGCGACCGTCTGGCCGAAGCCGCAGATGCGCGCATCACGCGCCTGGAGCAGCTGGAGATCGCGCACGCCGATGCAGTGGAGCGCGAGCAGGCGGGCGCCGCCCCCGCCCCTACCCCTGCACCGGCCCCGATCGCGCCGCCAGCGGTTTCCTCGCAAGCTCCAGCGGCATCCGCGCCAGCCGACAACGTGGTGCCGATTCAGCGCCAGGCCGCCGCCTCCACAGCAACCATCCGCCTCGGCCAGATCAGTGAGCGCCTGGGCTTCGCCCTCACGGCCGAGTTCGTCGGCCAGCTGGGCTACCACCCGGTGGCCACGGAGAAAGCGGCAAAGCTCTACCGGCTGTCGGACTTCGACCTGATCTGCGAAGCGCTGATCGCACACGTGCGGACGGTGCAGGCCAAGCAGTTGCAAGCCGCCTAACTCTGCGCCCACCTATAGACGGAGCACAGATGCAAACAGAACCAGAACTGCAGATGGAGGACGGCTGGCTCAACCGCGTGCATTTCGGCGACTGCATGGAAACGCTGCGCCGCATGCCGGACGGCATCGTGAACACCTGCGTCACCAGTCCGCCGTACTTCGGCCTGCGCGACTACGGGCACGCTGGCCAGATCGGGCTTGAGGAAACGCCGGAGCAGTTCATTGCCAAGCTGGTCGAGGTGTTCCGCGAGGTGCGCCGCGTGCTGCGCGATGACGGCACCTGCTGGGTGAACATGGGGGACAGCTACGCCGCCGGCAAGCCGCGGCTCCAGGAAGACTGCGAGGCGGGCGGCCAACGCTGGGCCAATCGGCAGAGCGAGTCTCGCGCGTCCGGACTCAAGCCGAAGGATCTGATTGGCATCCCCTGGATGCTGGCCTTCGCCCTCCGCGCGGGCGGCTGGTATCTGCGCCAGGACATCATCTGGAACAAGCCGAACCCGATGCCCGAGAGCGTGCGGGACCGCTGCACCAAGGCGCATGAGTACATCTTCCTGCTGTCCAAGTCGCCGACCTACTACTGCGACATGGGCGCAGTCAAGGAGCCGGCTAACCTGACTGGCAAAGGCAACGCCAACGGGTTTCGCGGCGGCGCTTACGTCAACAACGCCACTTTCGACAACTCGGAGGGCGGAAAGCGGGCGGCAACAGGCAACGTCGGCGCGCGCAGCAAGCGCGACAGCTTCAAGCGAGACGACAGCAAGCGAGCCGAGGTGATCCCCGGCCAGGCTGTCGGGACGCATCGATGCGACCGCGAGGAATCGGCGTACGACCTTGACGAGCGCAACAAGCGAAGCGTCTGGACGGTGGCAACGCGGCCCTACAGCGGCGCGCACTTCGCAACCTTCCCGCCCGAGCTGATCGAGCCCTGCATCCTGGCCGGCGCCCCCGCTGGTGGCGTCGTGCTGGATCCGTTCTTTGGATCAGGGACGACAGGCGAGGTGGCGCAGAACCTCGGCCGGCACTGGATCGGATGCGAACTCAATCCCGCCTACAAGCCGCTGCAGGACGAGCGCCTGCGGCAGCCGGGGCTCATCCTGTTTCAGGAAGAGCTCGCATCCATCGGAGAACAGCAATGACCCCTGATCGCAAAGACGCACTTCCCGCGAAGCACTCGCAGGGGCCAAAGCTGAGCGAAGCGCAAATCGCGCTGCTCCGCCTGGCTCTCGGCCGGCAATTCGTATCGTTCCATCACGCCGTCCAGGTGGGCGCTTCGGGGCCGACGCTGGCCGCAGCCGTGCGCTTCGGCTGGATGGAGCGGATCGAGTACCCCGATGGCTCCAGGGACTGGACCATCACCGACGCTGGCCGCGCCGCCATCACCAGCGCCACTCAGGGGGAAGCATGACCACCCCCGAACATCCCGCGCCCGACCTGCGACAGGCAGCGGTACAGGCAAGAGAAGCGATTGAGCAAGCGCTGAGCTATGAGCTTGGCGCCAAGGCAAAAGATGCAGCATGGAACGCCCTCGCCTCTCTGGATGTCGCCCTATCCGCCCCTCCAGCGCAGGAGCAGGCCGGACAGATGGTGAGCGATGAGCGCGCATTGCGCAGGTTGCTCTGCAGCGTCTACGCCGGCCCTCTGGCCTACATGGACGACGGCGAGGCGCAGGACAACCGCGCGCATCCGTTCATCGACTTCCTGCGGGACGCGCCGGATGTGATCGCGGCCAAGATGCGCGAGCGTGCCGCATCCCCCGTACAGCAGGAGTTGACATGCCCGCGACGTTAAAGCGCCGCGATTCCCTCTACAGGGGCTCGATGTCCCGAGCCGCGCATCAGGATGTTGCGAGCCGCGTTCACGTCCCTGTCATGGGTCGCGCCGCAGCCACACGTCCAAGTGCGCTCATTCAGCCCCGCACGCCCTACCGGGCCGGCGATCACGCCGCATGCGTTGCAGGTCTGGGTACTCCACGCTTCGTTCACTTCCTCAACCGTAGCCCCGTGCGCTATCGCTTTGTAGCGGAGCATGTTTCGGAAGGACGTCCAGCCTGCATCATTGACGGACTTCGCCATGCTGGTCTTGGCGAGTCCGGCCGCGTTCACGTTGCCCACGGCGATGTAGTCGAACTCCCGCACGATGCGCAGCGAGAGCTTATGGTGGAAATCGCGCCGCGCATTGACGACGCGGGCATGGATGTTCGCGGCCTGGCGCTTCTTACGTGCGCGCTGGGCACGGACAAGAGCGTCTTCCAGTTGCCGGAAGTGGCGCGGCGCCTGGATCTTCTCTCCGGTGGACAGGGTGGCGAAGTCCTTGAGTCCAAGGTCGACGCCGACGCCAGTTTGAACCTCTCGCACTTTGCCGTCGGGCACCTCAACTGCGAGGTTCAAGAACCAGTTACCGCGCGCATCCTGCGAGAACGAGTTGCCGTCTTTGATCTTCGCCCCAGCCGGCAGATCCCGACTCTTGAAGAGTCGAAACTCCCGCCCACTGAAGTGAACACCCTTGGCGGTTTCTCGGATCGACTCTGCCCTGACAGGTATCCAGCCAAGAGATCGCCTGCTGCGCCATCTGAGCATCGGCCGGCGAAACTGTTTGCGCCGCTTGTCGTACTGCGCACAGACCTTGTCGATCGTGGCAGAGGGAACCCCCAGTTCCTTGCTGCTGCCAGCGGCGAGTTTCTGGAGGTCGTAGGCGCTCGGCCACTTCTTTCCCCATTTGAGGGCGTGCTTCTGCGTGTCGTTGCAGAAGTTCCAGACGTAGTTGACGGCTCGCGCCTGGCGGTTGAGTTCGCCAAGGTGCGACTTCACGCGATAGCGGTACGTCAGGATCACCTTTGAATTCTAGAGCTACAGAACATGAAAGATGAAGCCATGAAGGACATCAACTGCGCCATCCCAGCCAGGGCTGATGCCCCCATCGGAGAGCCGACGGACGCGCAGCGCATGGACTGGCTGGAGGCGCACCTTTCGGACGCCAACGGCATCTACCTCGACGGCGCCGCCATCGTTCACCCGTTCGCATTCGATCGCGAGACGATTGGATGCGGCACCTTGCGCGCCGCCATCGACGCTGCCATGGGCGCCACCCCCATCGCAGCTCCCGCAGGACAGCCAGCAGAGGGCTACAAGCTGGTGCCGCTGGAGCTTGCCAGCCGCGTGGCAGTGGCACTGGAGGCCGGGTGCATCTGGGCCGAGGGCTCCGAAGGCCATCCTCGCCTCGTGAGTGCGCGTGACGACTTCCGCGCCATGCTCGCTGCCGCTCCCTCAGTAGGACAGCCAGCCACCAGCAGCGAGGCAGCGCCCGCCCTTGACCCGAACCGCGTGCAGATTTGCCGGGTGGCTCCCATCGCCTACGACAACGGCCAGCCCTGCAATTGTCCGAAAGGCATCTGCCGCTTGGGCAAGGGCGGCCTCCCCAGCAGCGAGGCAGCGCCCGCACCCGTGGTGCCCGCCGGAACAGCTCTGTTGGCCGAGGCTGACAAGCTGGTCCGCATCGCGTGGGCGGCCATGTCCAAGTTGGGCCTGCGTGATCGCGGCAGCGACATTGGCCTGTCGCATGAGGTGCGGATGTTCGCGCTGGAGTTTTCCGAGGAAGGCCGCGACGGGCCGGGTGCGCTGCAAATCCGGGGAACCGGCCGCGCGCTGAAGTTCCTGCGCGACTTGAGGGCCGCCGCCCCCAGCGCAGATCGAGCAGCGCCAGCAGCGCAGGCGGTGGAAGTGCGGAAGGAGGCGGACCATGGCTGACAGCACCACCGCGCCGCTCGTCGTCGTGTTCCCGCGCGGCCAGTTGAACGCGACGGACAAGGAGCGTTTCACCAAGGCCGGAATCCTGGCCGTGGAGGCGGATTCGCCGAAAGAGGTCGTTCAACTCGAACTCGCCGAGCCGCTGCGCCTGAACACCTCGGGCATCACCGGGGATGCAATCGTGCTCGCCGCGCTGACGGCCATTGCGGCGCAAGAGCCGGTTACACCGGGCGGCTCAATCACTGCCTCTGGCCGCGCGGCGCATCACTTCGTGTCGCTGCTGGCAGCGTCGCTTGCTAAGGAGACCTCCCATGGCTGACCCGCGCATCACGCAGATCATGGAAGCGGCTGACAAGTATTGGGAAGCGAGCACCGCTGCCAGATACCGCGTGCGATCCGAACTGGAAGCCGTCGTGTCCTCACTCCTGCAAGCAGCCACACAGGCACAGCAGCCAGCGCAGCAGACCGACCTGCACGCGGAGCGTCGGCACACCACGCAATGCCGCCACTACGACAACAACTGCGGGGCGGTTCACCCGAGCAACTGCCCTGACTGCCCGTTCCGAGCGGCACCGCAGCAGCCCGCGCAGCAGGCAGTGAGGCTGTTGACGAGCGACGAGCTGTACGCGGCACTCCCGACCCCGCGCACCCCCGGCGAATACATCGGCACGCAGAACGTGGCGTTCACTTGGGATGCGTGGCAAGCCTACGTCGGCGCCGTGGAGCGCAAGTTCTGCGAGGTCAATGGCATATCGCTGCCTCCAGCAGCGAAGGAAGGAGAGAAGAAGCAATGAGCCTGGAGGTCGTCCCGGTCACGCTACGGGAGGCGCAAGAGTTCGTGCAGAGGCACCATCGCCACAACAAGCCACCGCACGGGTGCAAGTTCGCTCTGGGCGTGCGCAGGCTCGGCGAGTTGGTCGGCGTGGCTACAGCTGGCCGCCCCATTGCCCGCGCGCTAGACGACGGGCGCACGCTGGAGGTGAATCGCTCTTGCACGGATGGCACGGAGCACGCAAACAGCATGCTCTACGGCGCGATCTGGCGCGCGGCCCGCGCGATGGGCTACGTGCGCTGCATCACCTACACCCAAGCCGACGAGGGCGGCGCCAGCCTGCGTGCGGTGGGGTGGGTTCGTGTCAAGGATCTGCCGCCGCGCCGCGACTGGATCGACAGCAGCGTGAAGCACCGGCATCTGCGCGAGCCGGCGCAGCAGACGTTCATCGAGGACGAGCGACGGCGCACAGGCGAAGCGGCGCGCGTGCTCTGGGAAATCAAACGCGCAGAGCAAGGAGGAACCCAGCCATGACCCATCCCACCCCCAACGACGCCATGACGGACATTGAGCGGCTGGCAGACGAGTACGCCGATGCTGTTGTGGACTGGTCAATGAACGGGCATCCCGCAGACAAGGCTCGCGCCGCCCTTCTCGCAGCCATCGGCAAGCTGGTGTCCTCCACCCAGCCAGCAATGGCGTGGCAGCCGATTGAGACGGCGCCCAAGGATGGCCGCGCTTTGCTGCTGGGGCACTTCAACTCGCACGGTAAGTGGCGCACGGTTCGCGGCGAGTGGTGCTCGGAGGCGGCTATTGCAGAGGGCTGGGAAGACCCCGAGGCGCCTGAGGGCTGGTACGAAACATCAGTGGAGTCGGATGACGTTCCGAACTGTTGGTGGACTGAGCCCACCCACTGGCAACCGTTGCCTCCCCCTCCGCGCTCCCAAGTGCAGGGCGGGCTATCCACCAACAACGAGGAGATGAAGTAATGGTCGCGAACTGGAAAAGCAAGCAGGCTCTGGCGCAAGAGGCGCAGGGCTACGTCGCCAAGGCGATCCCGCGCGTGTGCGGCAACTGCAAGCACTTCACCAGCGAGAAGGTCGATGCAAATGCCGACTACGCCGGCCATGCGTGGGTCACGCCGTACATCGTGGACAAGAACATGCGCTGCGCGATCGGCGGTTTTGCCATCAAGAAGATGGGAACGTGCAACCTTCACGACGCCGCCATTGAGCGCAGCGACAAGGGATCTGAACAATGAGCGCAATCAAGTTGCCGGAGCCGCAGTTCTCGTCGTGGCATGGCGAAGTGCACAAGTCGCTGCTCAATCCCACCGGCTGCATCAACGCATTTCCATGGGGGCCGCGCAAGGAGCGAGACGCGTACTGGCGCGACAAGGGCTACCACGCCGAACCGCTGTACACCGCTGAGCAGATGCGCGAGGCCATCGCCGCATCCCGCTCTCAGGCGGCGCCGTTTGCAGCGCACCCGCTGGACGCCCTGCTCCCGGAAATCTGCCAACTGCTGGACACCTGCCGCGAGGACTTCATGCAGCGCGGGCTATGGACGGAGTGGGACCAGTCGGTGCGCGACCGCATCACTGCGTACAACCTGAGCAAGATGGGGGCCGGGCATGGCTGCTGACAACCTCGATGACCTGCACCATCCGCCGTTCGATTGCGACTGCGGTCGCGGCGCCCGCGTCACCCAAGCTGATGGCGCGGAGACGTGCACGCGCACCCTCGCGCTCTTTCGCGAAGCGCACAGATCGATTCCGGCGCAATGGCTGCCGCTTCGCCGCACCTCTCTAGCTGCTCTGGGAGAACAAGGGAAATGAGCGCAGACACCCGCAAAGCGTTTGATATGAGAGACGAGCCGACCACGACGGCCGGGACGCCCACCAAGGTGCGCGAAATGGAGCATGAGGCCATGCGCCAGTACCGCGCCAAGTACCCCGATGGCATTCCTTGGCATGAACTGGACAGCCAGACCCGCACGATGTGGGTAGTCCACGTTGAGGGCGCCGCCTCCATTCGTCGCGCTGGGAAGGATCTCTGAAATGGACGCACGAGTGACGAAAGAACGGCCAATCCTGTTCCAAGGGGCCATGGTCCGCGCCATCTTGGCCGGCACGAAGTCGCAGACGCGGCGCCCGGTCAAGGGCCTGGCGCTGGAGTGGCTGGCGCCGGGCATGTTCACCCCCGAATACGTCGCGCTGCCGGAGAACGGGCTGTGTCCCTACGGACACCCCGGAGACCGGCTGTGGGTGCGCGAGGCGTGGGCGCAGAACAGCGGCACGGAGGGTGGCTACCTGTACCGCGCCGACCATGGCGGAACGAGCGGCTTCTATAAGACCGACTTGAAGACGGGCTTGTGGACGCATGCCTGCCACAAATGGCGCCCTTCGATCCACATGCCGCGCGCCGCCAGTCGGATCGCGCTGGAGATCACCGATGTCCGCGTGGAGCTCCTGCAGGACATCAGCGAATCCGATGCCAACGCCGAGGGCTGCGATCTGCCGTCCGTTGATCAGGACTGGTCGCAGTGCCGCCGCTGGTATCAGGCCCTGTGGGAATCCATCAACGGCCCCGGCAGCTGGGACGCCAACCCGTGGGTGTGGGCTGTCAGCTTCCGTCGGGCAGGAGAGGAAAGCTGATGCCCTCCCCCCATCGAATCAAGGCCGCAGACGTCTGCACGTTTGCGCTATCCATCTAGAGGAAGAACATGAGCGACCTGAACCGCACGCTCTTCATGACAGCCGCGGACCTGGCCGGCGAGGCCGACTGCACGACAGAGCGTGTCGAGGAACTGGCACGCGCCGGCATCATTCCCGGCCTCAAGTGGGGTCGGTCGTGGCGATTCGTGCGCGCTGACGCCCCTGGCTTCCTAGCGGAGATCGCCCGCGCCGAGGCCGAGGAGCGCCGCAGCAAGCGGCACCAGCCCACCACGGCAGCACCCGTCAAGCGGCCTCGTCGCGCCGCGCCGCCCGCGTTGCCTTTCGTGCGGCCGGCGGCGTAGGCTCGCCCCAAAGCCGTTGCGCCAAGTCCTCGCCTCGGAAGGACGCATACCGGTGTGCCATCGTTGAGTTGGGCGCCCAGCCCATGATGCGGTTGATCTCCTCCAGGCGGAACATCCAGTTCCCGGAGGCATCGCGCAACTCGAGCCAGCGGCAGGTCGCCTCGTGTCGAAGATCGTGCTCGCGCAGGTCGGTGATGCCCGCATAGTCGAAGGCGATCCGGAAGCGGCCAGATAGCCGCTGTGTTACCTGCTTGAGAGTCAGGCCGTCCTCTTCCTCCATGAATGGGAACAGGTACGCCGCCGGCAGCAGCGCCCGGCTGGACAGGTAGGTCTTCAGCGCCGCATGCAACTCCGGCCGGATCGGCACGTTGCGGAACGCCACCTTGCCCCGCCACTGCTTGGTGCTCTGTACGCGCATGACCTTGGCGTCCATGTCGATCCAGCCGCGGCGCAGCATGTAGGCCTCGCGCAGCCGCAGGCCAGAGTAGACGACCACCAGGAACAGCGTCAACAGAGCGTTGCCGCCTAAGAGCAGCAGAGCGCGCTCGCGGTCCTCGCGCTGGTGCCCTGACAGCGCCCAGACGATGCGATCTTCCTCGCCAGGGTGCAGGCGGCGGTCGCGCTGCACGTCAGCCTTGGCCTCGCCGCCGGCCGCCTTGGCGAGCTTGGCGTCCTTCTCGGAATAGGAGCTGTACCCCTTGGGCAGCAGGTGGACCGGGTTGGTCGCCTTCACCTTCGGGTTGTGGCGCAGGTACTCGTCGATCGCGCGTCCCAGCCCCTGCACGCGATGCCGGATCGAGTTCGGTGACAGGTTCTTCTTGACCTTGAGCGTTTCGACGTAGCCGGTCAGCCAGGTGTAGTCGGCCTCGGCCAGCCTGACCTGGCCGACCTCCGCGAACAGGGAGTCCAGGGACGATTTCTGAGACGGCGCTGCAAGCCCGCTGGAGGCCCACGCGCGCACGATGAAGCCGAGGGTGTGGGCGGTTGTCGTTGCCGGCCGCAGCATTTCCTGCGGAGGCTCGACGCCGGCCTGCTTCATGAGTCGCCACTGCTCTGCGTACGCTGCGGCCTCCTCCTCCGTGTCGAAGGTGAAGTACTTCCGCCCGCTAGGTAGCGACGGATGCCGCAGCCCTATCTCCCACCGGCCCGCGCTGGTGCGCCGCGGCTTTGCCATGTTGCCCTCCCTGCAACTCACTCGGACGGCTGATTCTGCCATCCGGTGGCGGACGCACCGCCAATCCGTGGCGGTTTTCAGCCAATTCGAGGCAATTCAGGCCGGCAATTGCGCTCTAACTCATTGATTTGTATAGGGATTCAATTAGCCATGTCGGCTACAAGATCGAATTGATACAAGCAAAATCAACGGCTTAGCGCGATACCGCCACTTAGACGCCGCTGAGCATGAGCGAAGTGCGCTTCTACGTCCCGGGCCGCTGGGCAGCCAAGACGCCCGAGGACGACGCCGAAATGGCCGCCGCGGCAATCGAATGCTGGGTGTTCAGGATGCGCCGCGCGGGCCAGCGGCTGGCGCCGGGGCGCGTCGGCGATCCTTCCCAAGGCCGTCTGCTGGTGATCGACCGTTACGGTGAGCCGGACCGGTTCTACGTGCGCCTGTACCCGCCTGACTCCTGGCGGGACTGGGTCGACGAGCTCCACGGGGCGAGCCTGGTGCGCAGCGGCGGCGGGGTCTGGCTGTTCCGCGGCGACGAGTGGATCGCCGCGGAGAAGCGCCACTACCTGCAGACCTGGCTGTGCACGGCGCGGCCGGAGCGCGGCTGGGAGATCCTGCAGCAGATGGGCGGCGGCGCCGGCGAGGTATCCTGATGGCCATGGCGGACATGACCACCCCCACCCAGCCCGGGCCCTTCCTCTACTTCGACGCGATCGGCGGCGAGCCGGTGCCAGTGGAACTGCGCGAGACCGGCGACGGCTTGGGCGTGTTCTTCGAGGGCCGCGACGATTACGACTTGTTGGCGGACGTGTCCGGCCGGTTCGAGCCGGACGTGAGCCGGGCGCTGGAGTATGAGCAGCAGCAAAGCGGCCTGACTCGCGAAGAGATCGACCTTTACGCAGCAATCTACCGGCACGACGGCTTCACAACTGCCGGTGCGCACGCGGCGTTCGCGCATCTGAGCCGCGACAAGAAGCGGTGATCACCATCCCGGCGCCGATGCAGGCGCCGCAGGCCCTGCGCAAGCCATTCACCGACCCGGACTGGCTCTACGAGCTCAAGTTCGACGGCTACCGGTGCATGGCCGGGATCGAGGACGGCCAAGTGCGCCTGCTGACGAAGAACGGCGCCGACTGCTCGACCTGGTTCCCGGAGATCGCCGAGGCGCTGGCCGGGCTGCCCGGCGGCCCACACGTGTTGGACGGCGAGGTCTGCGTCCTGGACGAGAACGGCGTCTCCGACTTCAACCGCCTGCAGGAGCGCGCGCGGCACAAGCACCGCGGGCGAACGCCCCGGGTGACCTACTGCGTGTTCGACCTGCTGGTGCACGACGGCGAGCGGATCATGGGTCTGCCCTTGGTGGAGCGGAAGCGCCGGCTCGAGCAGCTGGTCGCCGGCCGTACCGGGATCCTGTTCGTCAAGGACTTGCCGGCAGACGCCGCACTCTTCCAAGCCATGACGTTGCCGAAGGAGAAAGGCGGGCTGGGCTTGCCGATCGAGGGCGTAGTGGCCAAGAGGAAGGCCAGCGCCTATCACCCGGGGGTGAGGTCGGCGGAATGGGTCAAGATCAAGCGGGCGGGCTGGCAGGAGGGGCGGGTCTGGAGGGGGTGATGCGGGCCGGGCGCTACTCCGGCTGAGAGAGTGGCCTGCAGGGCTCGGCGAAAGCGACGCCGCACTCTCTCGACCCCAGAGCCGCCGGCCGCGAAACCGCAACCCAAATCGACTCTGCGCATGCTGCGTGTCTGCTTTCCACGCCGCCGCATCAGGTGCAATTCTGCCAACAGCGCCCCGTGCAGGCAATCACCGCTTGGCGGCTGAAAACGAGAATGCGAGCCGAATAGACTTTCGCGCTGGAGGTTGAGTAATGGATTCACTGGATTGGGTTTCGATCGGTTCTGCGTTCACGGCGGCACTGGCGCTGATCGCGAACATCTTCAGCGCCGCAGGCGCAGCCCGTTCTGCCAACGTCGCCATGTCTGCGGAGCGCAGGCTCAAGGAAACCGAAGCCCTCGCCGAGCAGCGCGAGCTGCGTCGAACGGCGGCGCAGGCGGAGGTGGAAGCGGACACGACGATCCAGCTGTGCGACCTGAGCATCGGCACTCGCAAAGGCCTCTCCACCATGGTCGGCCACACTGGCGGCTCGCTGGAGAAGGAGGCACTGGAACGCTACGAAGCTTGGCGGTCAGCGGCTGAAGACGCCAAGGCGCATTCCCAAAATCTGCCCATGGATTCGCAGCAGATCCGCGAGCGTCAACTCGCCCTCGACGAAGCCCTGATTCGCGTGCGCTCCGCAAAGGACTCAGCGCTCCGAGAGCTCGACGACATGCAGCGTGAGCGGCACAGAGTTCTCGCCAATCGAGCGCCAGTTGGGCGCATGTAGTCCACAGAATGAAGAAAGCCCCTGCACCACGAGGGCGCAGGGGCGTGAGGAAGGCGCCAGGGAGGGTTGCCGAAATTGGCGGCGCCGGGGACGAATGTAACTCAGCCGTTCAGAGCAGGCCAGCTGCCGGGCGGTCGTCGCCCTCCTGGTAAGTGCGGCCGAAGGTGTAGAGCATCACCACGTTGCAGAAGACCAGCCCCCGGTGCGGGATGCCCGACTCCGGATCAATCGCCTCGCCGCGGATCATCGCCAGCAGGTGCCGTGTGGCGCAGGCCAGCGGCACAGACCACGGCATGCCCTTGGCCCAGTTCCATGACGCGTACTTCCTTCGGCCGTAGCCGAAACCGTGCGCGCACTCGTCCCAGCCTTCCGGGCCGAGCCAGCACAGGACGTCGAGCAGGCTGTCGTGATCCTCGCCGCGGCGCGCTTGGAACTCGCCCAGCGCGCCTAGCGCGGCCACGGGATCGAAGAACGCGGTTCCCTGATAGTGCACCCAGAAGTCATGCAGCATCTGGGCCGGGATCAGCTCGTACGGCGGCTTGCCGCCGTTGTAGCGCGCGCCCGAGCCCTTGGCGTCGCTCGTGACGTCGCCGATGCCCGCCACTGTGTCTACTGCGCCCATGCAACCCCCACCGCCGTGCCGGCGAAAGACCCGGCCGCGCCGGGAATGAGCAACCACCGGTCGCGGGTGTAGCCGATCACCGCCGTGGCCCCCAGCAAGAACAGCAGCACCGCCCAGCCGCCGGCTTCGAACGGGCTTCCTTGCTTCACGCTGGCCACACACATCGCCCAGCAGATGTCCATGGCGAAGGTGGCAAGGAAGGTGACGATCCAGCTCATGACAGCATCTCCGGAACGACCGTGTTGCGAGCGACCTGCCCGAACTCCGCGTGGTAAGTGATCGCGGTGACTGCCCGGTCTGCGTGGTAGCCGCCCCGAGCCGCGTAGGCATCGCGCGCCGCAAGCGTCGGGTGCTGGATCACGGTCAGGCCCGAGTGCTCCTTCTCGCTGACGTGGTGCCAGTGCCCGCAGTGGGCATAGCGCCGCGTGGTCGCCCCCCACATCTGGGGGAACTGCGCCGCGAACAGGATCGGTAGTTGGTCGTTCTTCTTCAGGTGCCCATGGTGGAAGGCGAGCATGGTCCGGCCGTGCTGGTATGCGTAGTAAGGCAACTCGGAGTCGATCACCTCGACCCGCGGCTCGGCTTCGTACAGCGCCCGGAACATCACCCGCAGCCAGACGCTGGAGGCCATGTCGTGATTGCCCTCCGCCATCAGGACGACAACGCGCTCGTGCTTGGAAAGCGCCAGGTCGATCACATGCCGCAGGATGCGCACAGCGGTCGTGACCATCTTGGAGAACCGCCCGTCTGCGTCCAGCACGTGTCCGCTCGTGGGCGTCACTGCCGCGAGCGAGTCGAAGTGCAGAAAGTCCCCCAGCTGGTTCACGAAGCCGACGCGCGCCGGCGGCGAAGCGGCCACCATCTGCGAGAAGCAGCCGACCAGAGTCGCCTCTGCGATCTTCAGGTCCCAGTCCGCCCCGCCCTCGCGGTGCCACGCGAGCATCCCGACGTGGCTGTCGGTGAAGGTGTAGAGCGTGGCGAGTTTCGCCTCGTAGGCGCCAACAGCAGCGATGGGCGGCAGCCGCGGCAGTTCCTCCGCCATGGCTGCGAACGCCTCTCGAATGAGTTCCTGGCGTCGGGCCTCGTCTGCGGCCGATTTGACCCACTGGCCCCGGACCTTCCCGTCATCGTCGTAGTAGGTGGAGACTCCCTTGACCTTGAAGCCGTCCGGGACGGTCTTGGTCATGTCGTGCTCGGGGGAATACCCGCGCGCCGCTGCGCTCGCCTTCAGGCGCGATATGGCGCGGCTGACGTTCTCCCACCGGACGCCGAGCGCCTTCGCGGCCTTGAGAACTCCCTTGTGCTTGTTGATGGCGTCGACAAACTCGGCCTGTCGCTCGGTGGCCCATTCCTTCAGCCGCGGGTCGACGTAATCGGTGCGGCTCATGGCATCACCGCTCGACCAGCAACCCGACGAGGGTGTTCACGATCCGGTGCTCTGCGCTCATGATGTCCTCCTCGCCGGCGCCGGCCCTGATGAATTCCTTGTACTCGTGCAGGAACACGTGCAAGACCTCGTGGCAGGCGATCGCCTCGACGCTTTGCGCGGTCACGGGGATGCTCCCGAAGTCAGTCCCGATGCGGTAGACCGCCAAGCGGTCCGGCAGGGAGGTCGACACGACCTCTGCCATGTTCGCCTTGCCGGCGGGCTTGGAGGACTTCTCGATGCGCCAGTCGTTGAGGTTCAGGCGGTCCTGCCACTCGCGTACATAGAGCGTGAAGGCATCGGAGTCGGACTGCTTGACCGGGTTCGCTGGCGCCTTCTGGGCGGGCGCCGGACGGCGCTTGGCTGTCATCGGACTTCCCCGGCGGGTGATCCGGTGCGCTGGCCTCGCTCCGGATCGACAACTCGCGCAGCCTCGACGGCCGGGCCAGCGCGGTTCAATCGGTCGATCTCTGCGCGCATCAGCGCGATCTGCCGCTCGGCCTGCCACGCCAGCCGAAACGCTTCTTCTTTGTTGCGCGAGAACCAGGCGTGCTCGATCGCGCGGGCCAGCCCCCAGGCTTGCGGATCCGGCTCGTCGCTGCAGTCCAGCGATGCCGGCAGCTTGGGGACGCCTTCGCCGGTCATTTAGGCTCCGGTGACAGCTTGAGCGTCAGGGATTCGTAGTCCGCCTCGCACTTGAGGCCGCGGGCGCGGGCGTCGTCGGCGTCGGCAGCAGCGCGTCGAGCGATCTCGCCACTTCGGCCGAGTGCGTCTCCGATCTGGGCAGCTGCCTTGCGGATGCACTCAACGGCGGGATCGCCGGAGAGGGAGCCGCAGCCGGCGGCGTCGAGGTACGCTGCGGCTCGCAGGCGCAGGCCGTCAGCAGCAGCGACAGCGCGATCGCGGTCAGCGCGCACGCGCGCGAGCAGTTCGTCCTGGGCACGTTGGTTCTCCTGTTGGGCGTTGAGCCGGCGCAGCGTCTCGGCAGCGGCTAGGCGCGCGTTCTCGATGGCTGCGGCCTGCGCCTTGGCGCGGTCGTCGTCCCAGAGCTGCTGTATCCGCGCCGCGCCGGCGGCATCGCCTTCCTGGTAGACGCTGGAGCGCCAGTGCTCGTACGCCCAGGTGACGCCGCCGATCACAGCGCCGGCCAGGGCCAGCACCAGCAACGCCTTCAGGATCCGCTCGGTCATGGCGTGGACGGCTCCGAGGCCTTCGGCTGGCACGGCATGATCGAGATGTCCACCCAGCGCCGGTCGCCGAAGCCCGGAAAGTGCAGGCTGGTCGCGCGACGGCCGCGCGGCTTCTCCGTCCAGCGGATGTCGCCCTTCGTGTTCGTCACCGACTCGCGCAAGTCGCAGGACTGGGCGATCAGCCGCACGAGCTGGTCGTGGTTCGGCCGGGCCTCCTCGGTCCACGGCGTCAGCAGGATGTCCAGGTCGCGCGTGTAGCTGCCATGCAGGCTGGCCGAGTACCCGTACTGCCACGCGATGCAGCGTGCCTGCGTGAAGACGCGGGCGTAGTCGGGGTCGAGGATCACGCCTCGTCCTTCCACTGCAGGCAGACGTCTTGCTCGAGCGCGCGGCGCTTCGTCAGGCCGGGGAGCTCCACCAGCACGCCGGCGATGCGAGACTTGTTCCAGCGCGGGAGCTGCCGGCAGGCGGGCGAGTAATCGCCCGTCACGGTGCGGGCTTCCACCAGCATCCGGGCCGCAGTGGAGTTCTTCGTGTCGCAGGCGATGGTCGGGCCGATGTTGAAGACGGCGTCGGCATATGCGATGAGCACCTTGGGCGGCAGGCCGGGCTGGCACCGCTCCACCACGTCGACGGCGTGCGTCATGTCGGCGGTGAGCAGCGCTTGGCACTCGGCGTCGGTGTAGACCTTGCCCTTCACGACGCCGGCGCCGGTGTGTCCCATGCAGACCGTGGCGATGCCCGGCGGGTCGTAATAGACGGTTCGGCGCAACCCCTCGCACGGTGCGGCGATGGCGCATGCGGCCGCGACGATGGCGGCCTTGCGCCGGTGCTGCTGCGGGATCAAGGCCGGTCCCCGCTGATGGACCGCTGCGGAATCAGCCGGGCGCCGATCGCCCCGATTGCGGCCAGCAGCGCCAGCCAGGACAGCAGCTTCGGGGGCAGCACGCCGTCCAGGGCCGGCAGCACGTACTGCAGTGCATCCAGCGCCGATAGCAGCGCCGCGATGGCCGCGCAGTGCACCGACCACGCCTTGAGGAGCACGGTCTTCCAGTCGTCAATCAGCTTCATGGAAATGTCCTAGAGGTCGTGGCCGGCCTGCTTGTGGGCGTCGGTCCAGCCCTTGCGGTAGCCCGCGGCGAGGGCGCGCTTGACCAGGGTGTCGAGCTCCTGCTCGGTGAAGACGGCGCAGCCGGTTTCTGCGTCCCGGCACGCCTTGCGCTCCTCGTCGGTCATCTGCACGCCGTTGGCGCAGCCGGCCAGGTGGAGCAGCGCCAGGGCGAGAAACACGAGGAGCGCTGCGTAGGCGGCGCCGATCAGGACGTCGACGAGGACGCGCCTCACGTCGGCACCTTCAGGTGTGTGAGCGCCCAGGAGATCGCGCCGCCGAACGCGGCAGAGGCGCCGCCGAGCATCATCATGAGCTTCCACCCTCCCCTGGCTTCGGCCATCTGCTCTCGCATCGCCGACACGTCCGCCGCCAGTGCCTTGAGCAACTCCGTCTTCTCGGCGTCCAAGCGAAGCAGAAGCTCCACCTGCGCCTGCATCCGGCCGAATTCCTGGGGGTCGATGTCGCTCATGGATCAGGCCTTTCAGTGGCGTGCTAACTCATCCGCGGGAGCCTACGAAAAAGCTCATCGGCCGTGTTCCCGCATCGGAACTGTTACAACCCGTGTGTGACATCCGTCCCAGACGAAACGGGACATTTCGGGCTGCCGCAAGCTCGGGCCCAGCCGCTGTAATGGCGGGCATGCGGTACATCCCTGCCCTGGACGGCCTGCGCGCCGTCGCGATCGTCCTGGTGCTGCTCTTCCACGCCCGTGCGCCCTTCGGGCTGGGCGGGTTCGTCGGGGTGGACGTGTTCTTCGTCCTCTCCGGCTTCCTCATCACGTCGCTGCTGCTCGGCGAGTACGCGGCCCGGGGAACGGTGAGCCTGCGCTCGTTCTACTGGCGGCGCGCCGTGCGGCTATGCCCCGCCCTGTTCGCACTGCTGGCGGTGTACCTGCTGGTGGCGCCGATTGTGTGGCCCGGGGCAGCGAACCATGGCCTAGAGTCGGCCGTCGCCGGCCTGTACCTCTCGGACTACGCGGTCGCCTTCCTCGGCATTCCGCAGTTCATCGGCCACACCTGGTCGCTCTCGGTGGAGGAGCACTTCTACCTGCTGTGGCCGCTCGTGCTGCTGTGGGCATGCCGGCGCTTCACCGCGCGCCAGCTGGTCATCGGCCTGGCCGTGGCGTGGGTCGCCGCCACGCTCTGGCGCGCCGCCTGCGTGGCCGATGGTCAGTCCTGGCAGCTCGCCTACTACCGTTTCGACACCCGCCTGTCCGGCCTGTTGCTGGGCGCCCTGCTGGCCGCCCTCGCCCGCGATCCGGCTGCCCTCGCCGGCGTGCGCCGGTACATGCCGCGCGCGGTGCTGTGGCTTCCCCTTGCCCTGCTGGCTGGCTACCGCTTCCGCTGGGGCGCCATGGAGGTCCTGGTCTGGGGGCTGCCAGTGATCGAGCTGTGCACGCTGGCCGTCCTGATGGAGATCCAGCGGGCCGGCGGCCTGTCCCGCGTGCTCGCCCATCCTTCCCTCGTCTGGCTCGGCAAGATGTCGTACGGCGTCTACCTCTGGCACTACCCGATCATGCGGGTGATGCGCGACGACTACCCGTGGGAGTTCACGCTGCTGGCCGGCACCGCCCTGTCGATCGGGATGGCGGCGCTGTCCTTCTACACGATCGAGGCGTGGGCGAAGCGGTCACGCCGCCTGTTCGGCGCCCACGCTGTAGAAGCCTGAGGGCGTCACCCAGTTGCTCGCCTCGGCCGCGATCCAGTCGGCCGAGAGGATGCCCGAGCGGATGTAGGCGAAGTTGAACCGGGCGGAGCTCGCCTCCGTTCCAGCGCCATCCGACGCACCGACGTACAGCGCATCCCCCGTCCCCGAGGGGCGCTGGGCCACTGTGTTGTCGGTGAAGGCAGTCCCGTTGACGTAGAGCTTGCGCGCCGTCGTGCCGTCGTGCGTCGCGTTGAGCCGGTAGATCGTGTCCAGGCTCGGGCTCGAGGTGTTGTCGACCCACGAGTCGGTGCTGTTCCAAAGCCCGAAACGGTCGGTGGCCAGGTGGTAGCCGAGCGTGGCACGCGTCGTGTTGATCGACCCCGTCTGGTCGTAGTAGGAGATCAGGCCTCGGTTGACCGACTTCGCTGCCAGGCTCACGTGCGCGCCCACCGACCACTGCGTGAACTTCGAGATGCCCATGAAGCGCGCGTGCCCGCCACTGGTGCCGCTGAGGTTCATCCAGTCCGTGATGGCCCCAGCCGGTGCGCTGTCGAACGTGGCCGTCTGCAGAGAGTTCGACGTGCCACCGCGCCCGACGACGAGGGTGCTGCCATTGACACAGATGCCCTCCCCCACGGTCGAGGATGGCGACAGGCAGATGCGCCGCACGGTGCCGTCGGTTCCGATCTCCCAGATCTTGCCGACGTTGTCGGATGCGTAGCAGTACCCGTTGTAGAAGGTGATGCCCTGCATCTGGTCGACCGAGGTCGACAGGGTCACGGCATCAACGTAGACGCCAGAAGTTGTGAAGCGCGGGAGCGAAGCGCCGTTCGTGAAGTCGCATCCCCAGAGATAGCCGTCGGCCGAGTTGTAGGCAAGGCCAGCGATCGCACGCCCGGGCGTGGTGGAGATGTCGTACTGCGTGACGTAAGAGAGGTCCGAGGCGTTGTAGACCGCGATGCGATCCCCGGAGCCGCTGGATCCGGTCCAGTTGTCCGTCGGCACGTACAGCAGCGAGCCGACCTTCACCAGATCGCCCTGGTGGTTGGCGCCAGAGACGTTCAGGTACGAGTTCGCATTGCTCGCGATCAAGTTCCACGAGGTGTCGTACTTGTAGAGATCCTTCGTGGTGACGATGTAGTAGTAGGTGCCGTCGAAGTCGACGCCCTGCAGCTCATTCCCCGTGGCGAGAGTGAACGAGTGAAGCGCTGCGGCCGTCACGCGATGCCCTGGCTCCAGCACCGTGTACGCGCCGACGCCATGCCCGGAGCGGTCAACGCCGGGCTGCGAGAACACCGTCATGCGGTGGTAGTCGGTCCACACTGCATTGCGCCCGTAGGTGTCCGTGACTGCCAGCGCCGCCAGCGCCGAGGCGCCGTAGTAGATCCGGATGACGGTGCTGGAGGCCGCGGCCACCGTGGGCACCTTGACGAACATCCAGCCGGTGCTGGTGCCCTTGTCGAAGCGCGCCACGTCGAAAGGCAGGCTGGATGCGCCGCCGGCGCTCTTGACGCGGATCTCACTGCCGCTGGTGGTCACGTGCGACCAGAACGACGACGGCAGGTTCGCCATGTCGATCATCACGGGAAAGTCGGTGAGGTTGGACGCGACTTTCCCCGAGGGGATCGTCACCTCGACGTAGTAGGGGTTGTCGGTCGGCGCGTACACCGTGCCGGACGCGAGCAGAGCCGGGCCGCAGGTGAACATCAGCCGAACGCCTTGAGCAGGTTGCAGCGCAGGACGGAGCCGTCGTAGATGCAGGACAGCAGATCCTTCGCGTTGGCCGCGGTGGAGAGCGCAGGAGCGGCGCCGCCAGGGAACTTGTAGGCGCTGCCGAACGACAGCGTGCGGCTGCCGGTGGCGTCCTGGTCGATGAAGAAGTTCAGCACCATCCCGCTCGTCAGGTTCGTCGGGTTGGCCAGCGTGCGGTTGCCGCCTAGGGTCACGCTGAAGTTGTTCGATAGCGAGGCGTCGACGCTGATCGTCGCGCCGTCGGTGAGCGCCACGGTCTGGACGCTCTGGTTCTTCGTGAACACGTTGACTGTCGACAGCGAGGCGAGCACCGAAGCCAGGGCCGTCTTGAGGTTTGCCCAGCTCAGCTTCTTCATCACGTTCGACGCCGCGCTGTCCATCAGGCCCAGCTGGTCGGCATCCACCGGCGTCGTCTTGCTCGTGGCGCTGTTGATCAGGGCGCCGTGCGTGGCCGCGGTGACGTTCTCGTTGGCGATGTTCCAGTTCGCGCCGACCGCCGCCTGCGTGCCGGCAGCGGTGCCGTCGGTGATGCAGTAGAGCGTGTCGCCGATGTTCACGTCCGTGCCCGAGCCGCCGCCGATCTTGCCGGCAACGCTGACCTTGTACAGGTGGCCGGCGTCGGCTGCCGGGTAGTTCGGGTTCGCCGAGCAGTCGATCACACCCTTGAAGACCATGACGTCGACGGCGCCGCCGGTGACGATGCCGTCGACGTAGGCCTTCGTCGCCTTCTGGGTCGCCAGCGTTGAATCGCTGTTGGCCGCCAGGGTGGTGTCGGTGTCCAGCGTCAGCAGACCAGCAGTGCCGCTGCCGGTGAAGTACGGGATCTTGTTCGCAGCCGAAGTCAGGCCGGCCAGGGCCGCCAGCTCCGCGTCGTAGGCCTGCACATCGGAACCGATAGCGACTCCCAGAGCAGTGCGCGCAGCCGAGGCGCTGGTCGCTCCGGTGCCGCCGTTTGCCACCGGCAGCGCCGTGCCGCTGTAGGTGATGGCGAGCGTGCCAGAGCCAGTCACCGGCGAGCCGGCGACGGAAAAGACAGAGGGAACGGTCAGGCCGACGCTGGTGACGGTGCCGGATCCGTTGCCGCTGCCGATCCCCGTCGTGCGGTAGTCCGTGTAGCTGGTGGGCCCGGATCCGTCGCACACCACGGCGTAGAGCGCCTTCGCGCCGCCGGTCAGGGGGGACGGCCAGCCGGAAGGCGCCGACGTCGTCACGCTGACGGTGCCATCCGTCTCCTTGATGTAGTTTGTCGCCGAGGCGGTGAGGCTGACCGTGCCGTTGGCGATGGTGCTGATCGTGCCGTCGGCCTTGCGGTACTTGCCGCCAAGGTATCCCAGCGTCAGGGACGCAGTGGCGTCCGGGTTGATGCCGAAGATCGTTGCTGGCGATGCCGCGCTCATCATGTCGTTGAACAGCTCCTCTTTGGCGAGCTGCCCGGTTTCCATTTGCGGCAGGTTGGAAGTCGAGTCGGCCATGTGGCTCCCTGAAATGAAAAAGCCGCCCGAAGGCGGCTTGCGTTGATGCGGAGGTCAGCTCAGATCGAGCCGTCGGCAGAAATTCCTCTGCCCACCACTGCGGACAGTTGGTAAACGCGGAAGTAGATGGGGTTGCCGGGCGTCAGGCCGTCGCTCGTCTGCTGCACGGCGCTGTAGCTGGCCGTCGGCGAGGACAGGCCTGTGATGGTTCGGACAACGGTGCTGCGCGCGCTGCTGTTGAAGATCTCGACCTCGTAGGCTTCGCTGGTCTCACCAAGCGGAACCTCTACCCCGCTACGCCATTCATTGCTCATTCGCCCGCAGTTCCTCCACTTGAGGGTGGCGTTGTTCGATGCATCTCTGCCTCCACCAAGGCGCGCGGGCGCGTACGGCTTCAGCCCGGTCCCCTCGTTCGTGAACTCCTGGGCTGTGGCGCTGGCCAGCGTCATGCCGTTGGTCACGGCCTTGTAGCTCTTGGCGACGCCGATGTCCGCAGTGCTCTGCGTAACCCGGACCATCTTGGTCATATCGACCAACACGAACCGCTCGCCGGCCACGTGCTGCGACTTGGCATAGCGGGAGCCGCGCCTGCCGCGCAGGAACGTGCGTAGGGTATAACTTCCGTCGTCCTCCAGCGTGGCGTCGCGGTAGAAGATGATCTCTTTCCCGATCACCGCCATGTACACGCCAGCCCGCATCCCCGCATTGGTGGTCGAGGAAAGCGAACCGTGCGACAGCCGTACGTTCACGTGGCTGAGGAAGTCGGTACCGTTTCCCTGGTGATCGGCGAGGACATCGGTGGTGACGCCCATGGTCGTCTCGCCGCTGTTGACCGTGAACGCCAGTGCGTAGGTGGCGCCACCGTCCACCGAGGCGTAGACCCCGCAGCCAGTCCAGTTCGTCGCGGTCGGATCGGCGGCGCACGCCGCAGCGTAGAACCCGGGATCGTTGTCCGCATCCCGCAGCATGTTGATGTTCACATGAGCTCCAGCAGGGTGAGCGACGGGGTATCCACCGTCTCGTCCGGCGGCGGCGTCTCCTCGACGATCACGTTCGGGATGTAGGTGTCGCTGTCATCGCGCACCGCCTCGAACACCTGAACTCCGTTGTCCTTCTGCGTCTGCTTGGTCAGGCGCATGGTGTAGCCCTGCACGCCCACGAGGTCGGTGGGCATCAGGTAGGCGTACTTGCGGCCCAGCTGCAGCCGGTAGGTGACGCGGCCGATCCACTGGTCGTGCAGGTTGACAGCTGCGATCTCGGCTGCCTTCTGGTCGGTGAAGACCATGGGCATCTCGAGCCGCGCCTCGTCGCCGCTGTTGCCCACCAGCCGGCGCGCGTACTTCGTGGCCGGGGAATACTTCGTGGCCGCCAGCACGTAATTCACGCTGAACGTGCGCGGCAGATGCTCGTCGTCATCCCGGTTGGTGTCGTAGTGGCCGGGCGATTCCTCGCCGGAGCCGTGCGCGCCGAGATCGTCGTCCGGGATCTCCACCGCGATGTCGCCGCCGCGCTTGATGAACCTGATCTTCCCCTGGTCCTCCACCGCGTCGAAGTAGTAGGCCGGCATTAGCGCCTTGATCGCGTCCTGCACCGTCACCTGGTTGGCGAGCGTGTAGCCGTCGACCTGGTCGGTCAGCTCGGTGACGTCGATCTGGTCCTCGGTCAGGCCGGCGCGCAGGGACAGGTCAGTGACAACCTCGGCCAGGTTCATGTACTGCAGCGAGGAGTCCTGTCCTCCCAGGTAGCCGGAGTTGTAGGGCAGGCTCGCAGGGTTTGAGCCGTCGGTGGTGATCGCGTAGAGGCCGCCCTCGCGGTAGCCGACGAAGCCAGTATTGGCGTCGTCGTAGACCACCGCATGCAGATCGTTGACGCCGTGGTAGACGCCGTCGAACGGAGCGCCCACCAGCACGCCGGTGTCCTGGTCGAGCCTGATGAAGTGGTCGACGGCGAGCCAGCGCTGCCCGCAGATGTAGACGTAGTCCGGCGCGAAGGTGAGCGGCTGCCGACACATGTCGTAGAAAGTGCCAGGGTTCAGATCGCCGGTGTAGATCAGCCCGGTCTGGTCATGCACAGACCACCGGATCGGGTTGCCGGACGCGCTGTCGCGCCATGCGGTCCACAGCTTACCGGTGTAAGGGTCCACCGCAGCGCTGGTGCCCCCGGTATTGCGCGCAGGAACGCCGAGATCCTGCGAGCTGAAGACCAGGCCGGTCAGCGTGAAGTCGTACTTGCGCACCTTGGAGTCGGTGACTCCGTAGACCCATGTCGCATTCGGATCGGTGCTGTAGATGCTCTTGATCTGCTCTCCCGAGGAGAGATCAAACTCCATGGCGGTGCCCAGCACCTCGGTGTGGTTGGACGGGTTGACGAAGCGGAACTTGACCCCGCCGGATGCCATTTTGAAGGCGAAGCAGTACCAGCCTTGCGCCATGCAGGCGCCGGCGAGGGTATCGCCGGCTGGCACGGTGAACGGGGTGTGATAGCCGTACGCGCCGGTGCCCATGACGGTGGTTGAGTACCAATCAGAGGTCGGACCAGCGTAGCCGCGCACCAGAGTGTCGGCCGCGTCGTTCCACACGAGGTAAAGCCCCTGCGAGAACTCGCTGTTCAGGATGTCCCGGCGGTGCATGAAGCTCATGTCCGCCTTGGAGTGCTGCAAGGCCCCGTAGTAGGAGCCGTGGAAGGAGGAGACGAAGGTCGTCGAGCCGATCAGCACCTGGTTGAAGAACACCTGCCCCAGCGTCTCGGGCGTCACTTGGGCTTTGCGGCCGACCTCGATGGTGAGAAACGGGGGGCGGTTGCCATCGTGAGCTGAAACGTCGAATCCCTCTATCACGATGTAGGCATAGCCGCGGTATGCAGGAGCGAAGCCGACCCCACGGTACGACTCGATGAGAGGGTCAGGCATCTGATCTTCGGACCCGTCGTAGTAGCGCAGCGTGCCGCTCTCCAGTTGCTGCGTGGTCGGGTCGTAGATCAGTCGTTTTTCCGGGCCGGCCCAAATGCGCCCGAGGCCCATAACGCCGTCCGGAGACTCGCAGATCAGAATGGCGATGTTGAGCGCGTAGGTAGCGCCAGTTGGACTGCCGCCTCCGCCCTTGCCGCCACCATCGCCGTCGCTGGTCTTGATCAGATCAAAGCCTTCGATGACGTTGCCGCCCACGGCGTTGACCGAGTAAATAATCGGGATCGGCCTCCCGTACTCGGAAGCCTGCGGACGCAGGTCAGTCAGTGCGGGGCCGCTCTGATGAGGGCCGAACATGCCGCCTGCGACACTGCCGGCCACCCACCCCCACTGTGCGCCGGCAGGGCCACCGACGACGAAGCCAATGGTGGCGCCAACCACCCCACCCGTGAGCCCAGCGGTCATGCTTCAACTCCACGGAACTGCCAGGCAGCAACGATTCGACGACGCCAGTTCTCGTCGAGCCGGTGCTCGACGACCTTGTTCACGCCGGCGCCGTTGTAGGCGTGGATCAGCGACAGCCCGCCGTGGACGTAGTCGCCCACCACTCCCAGGTGTTGCGGCTCGCCGTCGAAGCGCATCCAGACGACGTCGCCTGGCTGCATCTGCGCCACGAGGATGCGATCGAGGTGGTCATCCAGCGCCGCGCGCATCTCGGCTGGCACCGGATGGCGGCCGTAGCGCGCGATGAACAGGTGCTGCACGTCCATGCCGATGCTGTGGGCCGCGTGGATCGGCACGAACGCGCAGTCGGCCGCCAGGCCGGCAACGCGCCCCTGGTGCGCGTAGCGCGTGCCGATCAACTCGCGCGCGGCGGAGAGGATCTCTGCTCGTTTCATGGCCGCCACACCCTGTAGTCGGTGATCGAGACGTCACCCACGCCCTCGACCGGCTCGACCCCCAGCTCGGTGCTGGCAAACCACTCTGTGCCGTTCGACCAGCCGCGCGAGCGGACATGGTTGAGGAACGCGGAAAGGTTGAACGTGCGCGGCGATCCGTTCGCCAGCGGCCCATTGCGCGGCTCGAAGGCGATGAAGTTCCAGCCGAAGTGCGTGTGGTAGTAGACCGCCCAGACGACCCCCTCGAGCGTCACGTCGTGGCTGTAGTCGGCCGGATTGCGCCCGTTCGGCGACGTGTTCGCCGCGCCGTAGTTCCCCCAATAGTCGACCGGGATCATGATCTCGTGCGTCAGCCCGCCGGGGAATCCGCTCAACTGGTTGGACTGCGCCGTCAGCCAGATGTCGAACGTCACATGGCCCTGCCCGCTCGGCGCCACGTTGTGGTGCCAGTCGAACGAGCAGTTGACCGGCGGCAGGAAGCCGTTGGCCTGCATTGCCAGGAACGTGCCTGGTGTGGCACCCGACGGTGCGGTCTGCGAGGTCGAGCCGTCTGGCAGGATGATCGGCTTGCCGTCAACGAGGTTCGTGTTGCTGTAGTAGCCAGGCTTCTTTCCTGTCAGCAGCGCGGGGAATGCCTTGACCTCGTGCTGCGCCGAGGTGGTGTTGGGCCACTTCCATGCGAAGCGCGCCGACACCTCACCGTTCGGGCCGTAGGGCGCATCGCCACGCCCGAAGGCCGACTCAAAGGTGTAGCCGCTCAGGCCGGTGTAGGTGCCGCGCGTGAGGCCTGCGGAGCCCCACGGGTTATCCGCCACCCAAGCCACGTTCGGCAGGTTGCCGACCTGCAGCCATTCCTCGTTGGCGCCGCTGATCAGGACGATGGAGTCGCTGCCCCAGCCGCCGGTAGCCGGCGGCGGAGGTGCAGGAGCCGGCGGAGGCGGCGCCGCGACGTACTCGATGATGGTGATGTCCGGGTCGGACGTGTCGCCCACGTAGTCGGTCGCCGCGCCGATGATCTGGTTGCGGTCGAACAGGATGTTGGTCTGCGGGCCGTAGAAGCGTATGCCCGTCTGGCTGCCGCTCTGGGTGATCACGCTGCGCGAGACGGTGATGCTGTCGTTGGCCTCGTCGCCGTCGCTGTAAACCATCACGGCCGCGTGCCCGGTGGTAGCGGCGTCGCCGCAGTTCGTCAGCTGGTTGAACTGCGCGACGACGCGCAAGGACGCCTTGGTGTCGTTAATGCCACCGACGGTCTCCTGGGCGATGTACAGCCCCGCATAGGCGCCGCTGTTCGTGATCACGTTGTTCTCGTACAGCACGTCGCTCCCACCAACCACGCTCATCCCGCGCCCGTACACGTTGTTGCGCACGAGGTTGTTGCGCGCGGTGATGTTGTTCACGCGCCCGGCGTCGTGGGTGTAGGCCACGCACGCGATGCCGTCGTCGCCGCTGCGCTCGATCAGGTTGCTCTCCACCAGGATGCCGTGGGCATCGCCGGTGAGGTGGATCGAGTCAGACAGCGAGTCCTGGATGGTGTTGCTGGTGATCGTTCCGTTGCTGGCCTGCGTCCCGGTATTGCCATTCGACAGCGCGGTCTGGATGCTGGCCGCGCCGGCGTGCGTGATCACGTTGTTGTGGATGACCCAGTTAGTCGCGCCCATGACCGTGATCCGGGTGGCCTCCCAAGCGGCAAGGCGTGACGGGGAAACGGCGCCGGTGAGCGTCAGGTTCTTGACCTCCGGCCCGTCCCCCCGCATGAAGATGGCCGAGTGGGTGTAGTCGGTCGCGTACAGGATCGACGTCGCGCCGGCGCCGGTCAGGACGACGCCGTCAAGCTCGATGACACCGCTGTGGTTGTACTGGCCAGCAGGAATGAACAGGGGCACGCCGGCCGCCAGCGCCGCCGCGATGGCGGTGTTCAGAGCAGTGAGGTTGTCGGTGGATCCGTCGCCCACGCCGCCGTAGCTGGCCAGGCTGAGCGAGCCGATCGGCGCTGGGACGGTGCCGGAAATGGCACCAGGAGACGGCGTGGAAGGCCCAGGCGCCGGGACCGGCCCGGGCGGCGGCGGCGGCACCGGCGGAGGCGGCGGCGAGTTCATCTGCGAACCCGGCACCGTGGCCGGCGTCATCACCGTGCCCGGCCCACCGAACACCCCGACGCCCGGCAGATGCGGGAAGCCGCGGAAGTTCAGCCCGTTGTTGAACTTGCCGATGCAGTCCTGGTAGAAGCGCTTCTGGCAGCCGGCGTACAGGGTGTAGGTGTCCGGCAGCGCCGGCGGCTCCGTCTTGCCAGGGTCGCTGTTCAGCGCATTCACCCGGAACGGCATCGCCTCGTGCAGCTCCAGGATTCCAGGCCAGGACTGCTTGACCTCCATCGACTGGCCGGCGTTGGCCCCGGTGAGCCACGTGATAAGCCCGCCAGTGAACCAGTCCGCCGCCTCGACGCGTGTGGCATCGAAGATAACCCGGTTGTCGGTGACGCTGTCGACGGAGCCGTAGACGGTCCAGCCCGCCAGGTCGATCTTGCAGCGGTCGTCACCCAGGTCCGCGTTGCACTCCTGGGTCGTGAGCATCACGATGCGCCGGGCGTACTTCTGGGTCAGGCCGCGCAGTTCCGCGGTGAAGATCGACCGGCCGGCCTTGACCTGGCCGAGCGTGCCGCTGCGCAGGACGTTGATCCCCTGCGTGAGGTCCGTGGCGTTGACCTCGAACAGGACGATCTCGGCGTAGTCCCACCGGCCGGAGTGCACGTCATCCAGCGTGATCAGGGGCGAGGCGAGATACCCGTCGACCTCCATGTTGTCGTAGCTCAGGTCCGACGCGCTCTCGATGTCCGAGGGGTTGTAGCCGGCCGAGCTCACGTAGGTCACGCCGTCGATCTCGAGGTCGCGGCCGTACGTGGTGGAGGCGATGACCGTTCCGTCGCGCAGCGTTGCGCGCCAACACTGATGGATCCACGTCGTCCCCAAGGCATAGTGCGCCTTGAGGGTGCTGGAGATCGCCCGCGTCACTCGAGGATCTCCTGCAACGTGACCAGGCTGCCCGAGTAGAAGCGCCCTTCCGGATCGGCACCGGCGACGTCCATCTGCCAGTCGATCTGGTCGTTCATGAAGTGGACCGGGGTGTAGAACTGCCCGGTCCAGCGCACGTCGGAGACGTTGGGGGCGCTTGCCAGCGTGAACTGGCCGACGTTCGCATCCCAGATCACCGTGGTCGGCACACCGGACACCAGCACTACGACCGTGTCGGTCAGCGGGCGCGTGATCTTGCGGTCCTTGGAGCGCGCGGCGGTGAAGGAGTACCGCTTGTACAGCTGGTAGACGTCCGTCTCGCCGGGGACAAGGGCGACGCGGCCCCAGTCACCGGCGCTGAAGTCCTTGGGGTCTTGCAGCATGAAGCCGTAGGCACCGCCCTCGGTGAGTTCGAACAGCGCCTCGAGCTCCTGCCAGTACGTCCGGCGCACCGGTCCGAGGCCGAGGTCGTACTCGCGCATGGTGCGGTCCCAGACGATGTTGATCGACTCGAAGCCGTTGGCCGTTCGCACGCGCTGGTTCTTGCGGATCTGCCGTCCCTTGATCCCTTGGGCGATCACTTGGTTGGACAGGACCACGTCGGAGAACACGGTGATGCTCATTTGCCGTTTCTCCGCAGGGAGTTCTGGATTTGGCGGCCGGCCGTCGCACCCCACTGCATGGCCGTCTCGCGCGAGCCTCCCGGCGGCGGAGTGACGTTGACGTGGACGACGGTGCTGCCCCCGCCGGAGGTTCCGCCGACGGGCGTGACCTCCCCGTCCTTGCTGCCGGTCATCAGGTACTGAGCGCCGCCCATCTGGAGAACCTCGGGGCCGCGCTCGTTGATCCGGTACAGGCCGCCGGCGGACACCGGGCCGCCCAGCTCGCGCCGGCCGCTGATCTGGAGCGTTGGCGTGGACGTCTCGCGGTCGCCTGCGCCCGCGCCGGCGTGCAGCCGCTCCATTGAGGCCTTGCCGATCGAGTCGGCTGCGGCGGCACTCAGGATGTGGACGATGTCGGCTGGTGCCTGCCCAGCGGTGGCAGGGGCGCCGCCGGAGGACAGCACCACCACGCCGGCGCCGGCTTCAGGAGCAGCGGTGATGGACTGGTGGAGGAAGTTGGGAGCCGCGACCCGCTCGCCGCGCGCGTGACCGCCACCCAGCACCGTCTCGCGGATGCGCTCGACACTGGAGCGCTCGGTGCGGCGGGAGTCGCGGATGCTGGACGCGCTGCGGTCGTGCGACTCGCGCAGCAGCTGCTGCGGGCCGGCGATGACATGCGCCGGCGGGATGCCAGCGGCTGGCGCGTCGCTGAAGGCGATCCTAGGCGCTGGCACCTGGACGGCCAGATCCGGAGCAGCGCTGGCCGCCTGCATAGGCGTTGTGACAAGGTGCGAGAGGCTCGTGACCGAGCGCTCCGCGGTGTGTGATCGGTCGATGAGTCCGCCGGCGCGGTAGCCCGGTGCGTCGGAGCCCATCGTGCGGTGCACCACGGATTCCACGTAGCCGCGGCCTGCGTCTTGGCGGCTGGCGGGCTGCGGCAGGACCGTCACCGCAGCGCGCGATCGACCGCCGGCGACATTCGGCGCAACGGCTTCTGGCCGCTCTGCTTGCTGCGACAGTACGACCGCGCGCGCTCCGCCGGCAGCCGGTGCCTCCTGGATCGATGGGGCGGCCTTCTTCTCGGCCGGCATGCGCCGCTCGAAGATGATCTTCCGCAGCTCTGGCGTCAGGCGGTCGCTGTGGCGCGGGTCGTCCGCGTGCAGCACCTCTTCGCGGGTGCCCTTCGGCCCGCCCATGAGGATGGCCGGCACTTCGTGGGCAGCCAGATCCGGCTGGCGGGCGGCGGGACCGACGATGCCGCCGGTGTGGTACTTGGCCGCGCCGGCGAAGACGCCGGGTGCCACCGGGCGCATGTCCCGGTCCTGGCCGACGATGCCGCCCGAGTGGAAGAACAGCGCCAGATCGGCGCCGCTCGCGGTGCCAAGGTCGACGAAACTGGGCGCTGCGGAGCTCGAGCTGCCAAACAGGCTGGCGAGACTGCCCAATAGCCCGCCGCCCGAGGACGACGCGCCAGCGGCGCTGGTCGCCGTAATGATCGACTGCACCACGCTCGGCAGCAGGGACATCGCATTGCCGCCGCGCGCCGCCGCGCTGGCCAGTTGCACCACGCTGGAGGCGGCCTGTACGTTGGCGTCCGAGAGGCGCTCGCTCGAGCGGCTGGTGTCGGCCAATGCGTCAGGAACGGTGGGCTCGCCCACCCGCTGGCCGCGATCCAGGCGAGCGAAGTCGCCAGTGGTGCCGGGCAGCGGCGGCAGAGGGGTGCCGGTGACGGTGCGCAGGGATACCGCCGCCGCTTGCGCCGCCGCGGCAAGGTCTGTCAGGGCAGTGGCGCTCGAGACAGCCGCGTTCGCCTGGGAGACGTTGGCCGCCGTTACGTCCGCCTTGCCAGCGGCGTTCTGGGCGGCGATCTCGCTCTGGCGGAACGCCTCCTGCGCCGTGTTCTTGGCGTCGCTCGCGGCGTTCCGGTTCTTGCCGCCGAACAGATCAGCGAAGAACCCGCTGACGCTACCGAGAGAGCCGCCTTTGGCGAACAGCGATTCGGACAGCGTCCGCCCGACCATGTCGTTGATCGGCCTGCTGATCGCGTTCGCCAGGTTGCGGGCGATGTCGCGCGGCTTCGTGCCGTTCATCAGGTCGGAGAACAGACCAGAGCCAGCGTCCTTGAAGATGCCGCGGAACCTCTCTTCCAGCGGGTCGAGCGAGGCCTTGAGCTTGTCCACCTGCAGGCGAAAGCCTTCGACGTCCACCTTCAGCTGCAGGTTGCCTGGGTTCTCTTGGGAGATCTTCTCCATGGCGGCCAGCTGCTGCTCGAGCAGTGCCACCACCTGCGCGCGTGCCGCGCCCTGACGCGTGAGCGCCTCAATCTCGCCGACAGCGCCAGTGCTCTGTGCCAGGCCGATGCGCTCTTCTTCGATCTGAAGGCGCTGGTTGATCAGGCTGGTCTGCAGCTTGGCGTCGTTGAGCACGACCTGGTCGTCGCGGCCCTTCTTGACCGCCGCCAGCTCCTCAGGGCTGATCGGCTTGCCCTCCTTGGCGGCGCGCTTGGCCAGTTCGGCATCAAGCCTGTCCGCCAGTTGGTTGCGAATGCGCGCTGCGCCGGCCTCGTCGCCGGCGAGTTGCCTCAGATTCGCACGGTAGCTGTCGATCTGCTCATTGAGCTGCTTGACCGCTGCGCTCTCCTCCTGCGTGGCCAGGACCGACTCGCGCGCAGCGTCGTCCCGGAGCTTGGCCTCCTTGGCGTCGATCTCCTGCAGCCGGGTCTGGTCCTTGACCAGGGCAGAGGTGTCCTTCGGGCTGGTCTTCTTCGTCGCGTCGAGGTGGGCCTGAACGGCCGCGCGCTCCTTCTCGAGCTCGGCGATCTCCGCCTCGGTGCCCTGCTGGATGGCCTGGCGCTTCTGTTCGAAGAAGTCCCGCAGCGAGATCTCGCCGGCCTGATAGACGCCTTGCAGGAAGCGCTGGGAGAACGCCAGCTGGTCACGCTCCTTCTGAAGGGCTTCCTGGGCTGCCTTGACGCGCTGCTCGAGTTGGGCGTCCAGAACCTGCTGCGGCTCATTGCCGCCGGCGCCCTTCTTGCCGGCCGCGGCGATGCGTTCGTTCACGCCGGCGATGCGGCCGCGCAGCTCCTTGGTCGTCTCGGACGGCTTGCCCTTCAGTGTGCCGTCCTGCTTGTCCAGGGCGATGGACTGCTCGAGGGACTTGTTCAGGCGGTCGCGCTCGCCCTTGAGCTTGGCGATCTCCTGCGCTTGGCTCCTGAACCCCTCGGTCGCCTTCAGCGTCTCCGTGATGTCTGCTTGGGCGGCGTTGCGAGACTTGGCGCCGACAGGAGTGCCGGCAGAGGCCGCACGATCCTGGCGCGCGAAATTGCCGGTCGGGACGGCGGTGGGATCGGCGCCGTCCGGTCCGAAGATGGCCCGGCGGAGCGGGCCGGTGATGGCCTCGCCGAGGCTGGCTGGCCCTGCGGCTGCGATCGACGCCGGCAGGACGGTCCGCAGACCACCGAGCTTGGGCAGGAGGTCCACCAGATCCTTGACCAAGCCCACCGTGCCGGCCAAAAGGTCGTTCAGGGCGCGCAGGCTCTCGGATTGGCCGAGCTCATTGGTGGCGCGTCGCCACGCCTTGGTCAGGTCCTCCGTCGCCGTCTGCAGCGGGGTCATCCCGCGCGCTGCCGCGCCATTGATGGAGCGCTCCAGCGCCTCGAACATCACGCGCGCCGCGCCGGCGGTGTCGCCGGCCTGGGCCAGCCGCTGGATGGCCAGCAGCTCGTCGCCGGTCATCTTCGTCAGGACGTCGTCGAGCAACTTGACGCCCCGGACCGGGTCGGCGAACGCGGTGGCCAAGGCCTTTGCGGCTTCTGGCAGGCTCTTGCCGGTGGCTGCCGCGTAGTCGGCCACCGAACCGGCGAGATCCTTGAAGATCTCCGGCCCGATGTCCTTGAACTTCGAGAACTCCTGAACGATGCCGACGGCGGCGTCGTGCGAAATCCCGCGGACCTGCGCCAGCTGGTTGATGAACTGCTTGAGCTCCTTGTCGGAGAACAGGTCTTCGCGGCCGGTGGCGGCAAGCTGCGTCTGCGCCTGAGCCAGGTCGCGCGCGGCGGATTCGGCCTGCGCCATGGCCAAGCCAAGCACGCCTACGGCAGCTGCAGCGGCGCCCATGGCGACACGCATCGGCGTGAGCATGGAAAGGACCGCGCGGAACGCATTTCCCGCGCCGCCAAAGGTGCCAGCCAGTTGCGAGCCCTGCTGCACGAAGGCGGTCAGCGGCGACTGCCCGGAGAACACCTGCACGGCGAAGTCGTGCAGCTGGAAACCAAGTTGTTGCTGCTCGTAGGCGGTCCGGCTGGCCTGCTTGCCCAAGCCCGCCAGGGCAACCTGGTGCGTAGCCGCGGCCTTGGCTGCCGCCTGTTGGTTGGCGGTCAGGCTTGCCTGCGCCGACAGGACCGCAGCATTGGCAGAAGCCGCTCGAGCCGTTGCCTGGGCGACCTGCGCCTGCGAGGAAGCGCTTGACGCGTTCGCGGTCGCCAGCTGCTGCTGCGCCTGGGCGTTGCGGGCGACGGCGGAGGTCAGCGCGGCCTGCGACGCTGCGACCCTGGCATCTGCGAGGGCCAAGGCCTGCTCTGCTTCGCGTAGCCGGTCGATGCCAGCTGCTGCGGCGGTGGCTGCTCCGGCCGTCTTCTGCACTTCCGTGGCGGAGGCAGCAGCAGCGCCCGGCTGCTGTGAAGATGGTTGCGGCGCGACAGGGATCGGCGCGAACTGGAGCGGCGGCTGGGGCGGCCCAGGAATACGCCCGCCAGCTCCGCCGGCTGCTGCTACGGGAGCGGCGCTGGCCGCTGTCAGGGCGGCGCTGGCCTTGTTCCCGGCTGCCTGGGCGTCGTCGCCCATCTTGCGCAGTGACTGGCCAGCCGCGTCGGCCTTCGCCTTGGTCGCCCCAAGATCACCGGCGACCTTTGCCAGAGCGGCCGCAGCCTGCGGGCCGAGCGCAGCTTGCGCCTCTTCCAGCGTGCGGAAAGACAGCGCCGTCTTCGAGGCCGCCTGACCGGAAGCAGCGAGCGCGCGGCCTTGCGCTTCGACTGCTGGCTTGAGCTTGGAGGCTGCGCCTTCCGCGCGCGACCCCGCGGCGGTCATGCGATCCAGCGCCGTTGACGCCGTGTTGACCTGGGTGGAATCGACGGCCAGTGCCAGCGTCGTGACATCAATCGTCATGGCGTCATTCCTTGTGGATCTCGTCGAGCGCGGCGGCTTCTATGACGCGCACGTCGGCGAGCAGGCGGGGCCATTCGTCCCGCGTGATGCGAAGAGCCAGGCGCCCTTCGCGGAAGGTTTCAGGCCGCAGCCCGGTGGCGCCACCCGGACCCATGTTCCAGGCGCCGTTTCCGAGCGCATCCAGGAACTGCACGGCGCGCCATGTCTCGGGCCAGGCCTTGACGGTGTTCTCGGCGGCGTAATCCTCGGGGGTGAGCCCCAGGAAGGACATCAGCGCCGCGTCTTCTTTGGAAGGAGGCTTCTTGTAAAGCGCCGCACCCGCGCTCTTCAGTTTTCCAGGCGACGCCCGTTCAGGCCGGCGGACCAGGCCTCGCAGACCTTCTTGGCCGACAGGTCGTGGTAGTTCGCCAGGAGCTTGGTCATCGACTCGCGGCTGAAGGGAGCGTCCACGTCTTCCCAGCCGGCGACCACGTCCATGATCTCGTCTAGGGCTGTCATCTCCGGCTTCGGCGCCGGCGGCACGACGTCATCTGGGCCGAGCTTCTCGATGGCGGCGGCGTGCGCGATCAGCGCGTCGCGATGCGCGACGGAGCGCTTGACCGCGGCCTCCCACCAGGCGTTGTGCTCGTCCACCGTCTTGTGCTTGAAGACCAGCGTGATGGTCTTGGCGCCCTTCGGGGTGTTGAAGGTGACGGGCCAGGTGAAAGTCGGATCGGGTTCGAGTTGCAGCACTTCTGGGGCTCCAGATGGAAGAAGCCCGCCATGGCGCAACCGTGGCGGGCTTCAGGGGGCGCTCACCCCCTGCCGATCAGGAGGCGTAGCGGGTGACTTCGTTGATCAGCGACAGCGTGACCTTCAGGCCCATGACCTCGTTCTTGGTCAGGGTGGGGGTCTTCTGCAGCGTCACGTAGGCCGAGAAGTAGATCGGCGAGCCGCCGGGCAGCACCACACGCATGACGCGCTGCAGGCGGTCGGCGTCGGCGGCTGCCAGCACGGCGTAGTGCGCCAGGCTGGCGTCGTCACCGACGGTCAGGTTGAACACCACCGGGCTCTTGACGGTGGGGATCTGGTGCTCCGCGCTGTCCTCGAGGAACGAGTACGTCACGAACTGCTGCTCGCCGCCGCTGGTGCCGGTGTCCAGGATCTGGGTGATCTGGGTCCACGCGGTGACTTCGCGGATCGTGCCGGTGCCCGAGCCGGCCGGGAACGTGGTCGTGCTCGAGGTGTTCAGGCCCTCGACCGTGACGTCGTTGGTCGCCACCGCGGAGGCGCGGTAGACGTTGCCGTTGGCGCGCGACCAGCCAGAGGTGATCTCGAAGATGTCGCCCACCACGATGCCGTGGGAGGCCTCGAGGGTGGCGACGCCGGGGTTGGCGTTCGAGAACGCGGACAGCGCCTTGGTCGCGCCGTAGGTGGAGCCGATGGCGATGGTTGCGCCGTTCGGGAGTTGGACTGCCATGGGATTGCCTTTCAGACATGGCCCTCTTCGGAGGGCGTTGCGGGTCTGCGAGGCAACCGAGCGGCGTGTCCCTTGCGGGAGAGGCCGCGCGCGAGGCAGTGACGGACAGGTCAGGCGCTCTTGCGCCCGGCCTGATTCATTGCTGGGAGAGCCACTTCTCCCATGCGGTGATGATTCCCTTGCACAGCCGGATCAGGGCTTCGTGCAGGGCGCGGGTGGATGCGGTCATGTGGCCATGGCCTTGTAGGTGGCCGACACTGGGACCACGAAGCGATCGGGTTCCTGAATCGCCGGCGCGGCGCTCAGGGGGGTGAGCAGCCAGATGCGCAGGCTTCCCTGCACCATCGTGATCGCAAAGGCGGCGTCCAGTGAATCCACCAGGGCTCGCGCCCCGCCCGCGCCGGCGCCGACCGGCATGCAGATGTCCACCTGGAACGTGCCCTGGCGCGAGCGCCCGCTGCCGTCCACGAACAGGTGCTTGGCCTGGTGCGGCAGCAGATGGGCGCGCACGTAGCGGCCCGCAGGCGGCGTGAAGGCGACGTTCTGCCAGGCCACCGGGACAGCCGGGGTCTGAACGTCCGCCCACGCCTTCAGGGTGGACTCGAACGCTGCGGCGATGGTGGCGTCGGACATGGACGATTAGCGGCGCCTGGCCTTGTTCGGCTTGGTGATCTTCAGATCGGGTCGGCCGGGCTCGTGCTTTTCGTGGATCTGGACGGGCGCCGAGGTCGGTGCGGGCGTGGCAGCCGGCACGAACACCCCGGAGAAGCCTGCGTCAATCGGCGCGGCCGGGGCCGGTGCGGGCGGCTCGGGCTTGTCCTCGGACAGCCGCTCGATCCACACGGACCCGTGCAGCACCTTGCCATCTTTCAAGATCACCACGCGGCGGAATTCGTCGGCGGTGTGCCAGCCGGACACTTCCAGGTCGTTGACGGTGACGCGGCGCGGCCGGCCGTCCAGGTAGGACGGGTCGGCGGGGTCGGTGGAGATTCTCACTTGGCGATCACCTTCCTGACGTGTTCGTCGAACTCGGCTGCAGTGGTGCGGACCATGCCGGCGGGCGCCTGCTTGGAGAAGCCGCCAGCGGTCTTGCCCTTGCCCTTCTTCGGCGGGTTCGGGTAGCCGCCGTACTCCAGGGTCCGGATGTAGGGCAGCCCGTTGGCCAGGTACACCACACCGCCGGCAGGCTCGTTAAGCGCCTTGGCCGCCTCTTCCTGCCCGCGCGCCTGGTTCGTGCTTTCCGTGGTCGTCGCGTCCGGCGCGCCGCGGCTGACGTTCCAGTTCGCACGGGCCCGTCCGGTGTCGACCGGCGTCTTCTGCACCACCGCGCTGAACACCTGCAGCGTGGACTTGCGCACTGTGGTGTCGAGATCGGCTTTCACCTTGGCGGCCAGTTGCGCCAACTGGATGGAGAAGGTGCTCACTTGGCGCGCTTCCACCGGCGCTTGACCACCGCTGCCAGGCCCTGCGGCTGGCCTGCTACGCGCACCTTCGGCCGGCAGAAGTGGCGCTCGTGGTAACCGATCTCGACCTGCTGCTTGAGCGAGTAGTCGCGGATCGTCAGACCCCACAAGGCGACTTCCTTCTCGATCTTGGCACGCCGTTCGCTCAACTTGCTGGCCATCAACGTGTCGACCAGGGCGCGCAGATCGCGCACCTCGCGCTCGACGGCCTGGAGCTTCAACTCGGCCGAGGGCAAATCTCGCTTCATGCTCTCACCTGCAGTTCGTAGATGACCGCCTCGCCGGCCGGCGCCAGCGTCTTGGCGCGGATGGTCGTGTAGCTCCTGGCGCGCCAGGACAGCACCGAACCGGGCTTCGGCTCCGTAATGCCCACCGCGCTGAGAAAGGCCTGCTCGTCGCCGGCCAGGATCATGGTTCCGTCGACGAACTTGTCGGCGTAGGGGAAGACCGCGGCGGTCACGGTGTCGACCGTGGGGCTCGCCGGCGTGGCGTTCCCGCTGGTCGTGTCGTAGGTCGGAGCGGTTGGCGCGGGCGTAGTCAGCGTCGTCTCGGCGCCGAACTTCGCCAGCAGGCGCTGCACGGTGGCGCGGGTTCGGGTGTAGTCGAAGCTCATTCCAGCTCCAGCGTGTCGATGCCGTTGCCGCAGCCGTTATCCAGGGCGCAGGCCACTTCCACCGCGCGCCGCGCGTCGTACCCGAGGTACATGGCCGCCAGGGCGTAGTCGCGGCCAGACCCGATGGCGTCGAATCTGTCCAGGTGCACCTCTGGGTACGGGGTGTGGAGGTATGCCAAGCTCTCGCCGCGGTCCCCGATGAAGATGCAGCCCACCGAGTCATCGCCTCGCTGGAAGTCTGGATAGTCGGCCGGATCTCTGCCGTTGCGAAACCATTCAAGGAATGCCATGGCGCGAGAACCGTCTCCGGCAAAACCCACCATGCCGCCTGGCACGCGGAAGATCTTGGTCAGCGTGCGACGGTAGCCGCAGTTCGTGGCAGCTCTGTCGGCGGCCAGCGTCTTGCCATCCCAGGCAATGACCGTCATGGCTCAGGCCCTCTTGACCTTCAGCGAGTTGCCCGACCCGTCCAGGAACGGCGCCAGCATGGCGTCGATGGCCGGGAAGGTCTTGGACTGCCGCGCGCCGTCGGCGTACTTCGTCGTGATCGGCCCGACCGTCTCCTCAATTACCGGAGCTGCCAGATCCGCATTGAGGTCGCCGTCAATCGCGCGCAGGGCGAGCTCGGCGCAGGCTCGCTGCACCTGGACGGGCACCGCATCGGCCGGGTAGTAGGCCAGCAGCTGCGCGCCCGCATAGGACGCATCGCGGATCGGCACCTCGTAGCGCGGCCAGTCCAGCGCCTGGGTCGTGCTCACACGCCAGCCGGCCCAGCGGTCACGGTAGACGGCCATGTAGTCGGTGGCGCGGCGCAGGTAGGCCTCACGGGTGGCGTCGTCGGCCACCGCAGCCCAGGCTGCATTCGCCCGCGCCGCGTGATAAGCGGTAGCGTCGGCGGCCGAAATGTAGGCTTCCGCGTTCGCCTTGCCGGTGCCGTCTTCGACTTCAAGCGCCATTCGGTTCTCCTGTGCCGCCTCTGCAAAGCGCCCAGGCGGGCGCTTCACGCAGGATGCTCAGACCAGCTTCCAGCCGGCCTGCTCCATCACTTCGACGGAACCGTTGTTGCGCACTTCGGTGCGAACGCCGTCCTTCTCCATGACGACCTCGTCCGGCTTCGCGCCGGCCTGGTCTTGCGTTTCGTCCGGCTTCGCGCCGGCCTGGTCTTTGGCTTTGGCCATTGAGGGCTCCAGTGATGGAAGGAAGGAGCCGGAGCCCGAAGGCCCCGGCCAGCCCGGCATCAGCCGAGCAGCGTGGCGATGTGCTCGGGCTTGATGACCGCGGTGCCCCAGGCCATGCAGACCTCGATCTTCACTTGGCGGTACTGGCGGTAGATGCGCACTTCGAACGTCAGGCCCGTCACCGGGTCCGCGATCATCATGGCGTCGTCGGCCGAGTCGCCGCCTTCCGGCACCGCCGGGGCACGGCACGCCAGCACGATCGCGTTGCGGTTGAACGCGAAGTTGCCGGTGTAGTTGTTGCCCACGGTCAGCGCCGTGTTGTCGGCCAGCGCGGCCAGCAGGCCGGGCTTGTTCAGCGTCACCACGTTGGACGCCAGGGCGCCGCCCACGACGTACTTGTTGGTGTCGCCGGTGGCAGTCAGCACGTCGCCGGCCAGGATGGTGCCGGTGCCGGTGTCGACCGTGATCGCCTTGTCGCCGACGGAGTAGCCGGCGCCGTTGTTCACCAGGAAGCCGGAGCCGGTGCCCTTGGTGTGCGCCACGATGCCGCCCGAGTAGCGCACGGCCATGTTCTGCAGCAGGTCGGTCATGCCGCGGCGCAGCATGTCGGACGAGCCGGCCTCGTTCACCTTGAACAGCACCGACTGCTTGCCGCGCAGGTTGGCGATGGAGGCCGAGTTGAACACGATCTGGCGGTCCTCGAGCGGCGCGCCGTTGTCGTCCAGGATCTTGGCCACGCCGGCCAGGTCGGACAGGTCACCGGCGGTGCCCAGCGGGGTCGTGCCGGCGGTGCCGTAGGCACGCGAGGCGCCCTGCTTGGCCGCCACGGCCAGGTCGACTTCCATCGAGTTCACGATCTTGCGCATCGCGTCGGTGAACTGGTCGGCCAGGATGGCGTTGTAGGTGCCGGTCGAGCCGACAGCCTTCTGCTCCTCACCGTTCCAGCGGATCGGCGCCGCCTTCGACTTGGTGATGGTCACGTCGGCGTAGTCGACGGTCGTGTCTCCGCTGTTGGCCGGGGTCGCGCCGGGCGTGATGTCCTCCAGGGCGCCGGCCGAGCCGATCGGCACGCGCACGGTCTGGTTGACAGCGGCGCGCTCGGCGTTGCTGTTGCGGTTGACGGCGGGGATGAAGCCGACCATCTCGCGCGAGACGCGGTTGAGCGCCTCGTACAGGGTCGGGATCATGCCGGTGAGGGTGTTTGCCATGATGGGTCTTTCTGAAATGAAAAAGCCCGCTCATGGCGGGCCGTGGGTTGGGAACAGGGGTTGGGTCAGTCGACGATCGTGACCGGGTCCTTGCCCGTCACCGCGGCCGCTCGCGCGGCGTGGTCCAGGGCGTCGAACTGGGCACGCGTCATGGTCCGCTTCCCGCCAGCACCTCCACCATTGCCGCCAGCGCCGCCGCCGGTCGCGCCCGACGCCTTCAGGATCATCTCCTTGTGCGGGTAGGCGTTGACCATCACGGCGATGGCTTCCTCGAAGTCGGCGTGCTCGCCGTGTCGCGTCGCGGAGAAGATCGGGTTTCCGCTGGCGTCCATGGGGACCAGCTTGCCGCCCTCCACCTTGAAGCGATCGCCGAAGAACTTCTGCGCGATGTCGGCCGGGATGGCCAAGCGGTCGCCGATGAACTTCGAGCTGGCGAACGAGCCGCCGATGATGCGGCTGTCGCGATCCGCGGTGAGCTGGGCGACCTGGGTGGTCAGCTCACGCTCACGGGCTTCCGCAGCACGCGTGGCATCCGCCACAGCCTGCTTCGCGGACGCCGCGGCCGCGTCCTTGATTTCCTGGACCTTGCCGGCAGTCACGAGCTCGCCGTCCTTGAGGTTCTTGACGGTTTCCAGCGCCTTGCGGGCCGCCTCGCCGTCTTCGATCCCCTCGAATCCCTTGAGCTTCGCTTCTGCCGCCTCTTTGGCTTCGCGATGGGCTTTCGCCTCGCCGTTCAACCGGGAGATGGTGGCGACCGTCGCAGCGGCGTCGTGCGCCACTTCGCGGCCGTCGTCCAGGGTGTAGACGGGCTTGCCGTCCTGGAGAACCACATTGCCTTTGTCGTCGAGTTTGAGCTTCATGGAATTGCTGTTTCCTCGGGCATCCGCCCTCAGTACGGGTGCGGCCATCCGGCCGCGGGAGCGCCTTCCCACATCCGTGTTCCGGCAGGTGAGCACGCCCGGGTTAACGGGCGTGAAAAAGCCCGCCGAGGTTTCCCCTGGCGGGCTTGATTCGGGTGGGCCTTGCGGCCCGGTGTCTGAGTTAGAACAGCGTCGTCTTGCGGCGCTGCGACGCGGGGAAGAACACCAAGCTCTCCACCTCGCCCACATCCTCGCCAGCGCGCAACGTGCGGCCGTTCAGCATCACGGCGCCGTCACGCATCCAGCGGCGCAGCTCTCCATTCGATGGCTCCGTGCATGGCCGCTCGACGCTCATAGGGAGCGCTGGCCGCAGGGAGTTGAGGAACGCCAGCGCTTCCATCACTTCGCTTCTTTCAGCGCCGGCTGCATCGGTACTGCGATCCCCTGCTTCCAGCAGTTGGCGCAGACGTCGGTGTCGATCTTCGTTCCCCGCTGGCGCCGGCCGTTCTTCACGACGACGCCCGCTTCGGTGTTCAGCACGGTTCGGCCGCCGCAGCGGTTGCACTGCAGCAGACCGTCAGGTTTCGGCGCAGCCTTGATCCGCTGGAGGATCTTGTCCTTGGCGCTGGGCTCGGACGGTGGGACGAGGTGCAGGCCTGGCCTGCCGTCAGCCGCCATGCTTCTTGATCTCGGCCTGCAACTCCGCACGCACCGCGGCCTCGTCGGCTCCGGGGTGCAAATCGAGGTAGTCCTCGATCGCGTCCTGCTCGTCGTAGTCGCACACAAAGCGGCGACCAGCAGCCAACAGGCCGTAGACGCTGTACGTCCGCCGGTCCTTGATTGGGGTGCTACTCGTCGCCACTTTCAATCTCCAGGTCGATCACTCGATACTCGCGCCCAGCGATCGTCTTGGCACCTTTGCCGACAACACGGTACTTCAACCCGGGAGGCAACAGCACCTCATGTTCGCCGTGGTTGAGCGAGAGCGGTTCAATGTACACCCCCACCCTGCTCTTTTCAACGCGCAACAGCACGTCCCCGCGTGCCGCCCAATCTGCGGCAAGTGCCGATGAGTTCGAGAAGGACTGCAGCTGGTTGCCCATGTCGAGGTAATGCCCAACAGTGGCTCGCTCCCACCAGGCATCCGCGCCTGACGCACGCCTTGACGGAGCACGCCAGATCTCTCCCTTGTACTCCCCGATGCCCGGGAAGCTGGAGACAGCCAGCGCCGAAAACTGCCGGTCTTCAAGCGTTCCCACCGACTCGCGCATCCGCTTGTTGATGGCGTCGTAGCCCTCCCCGGTGTAGTAACGAACCGCCGCCAGCGATTCGACCGTGGAGTCGTAACCTTGATCAGCTCGAATCAGCTTCACCCTCAAAGCCTGGCTTCCGTAGTCCATCCCCTGGCTCGAGTAGAGCTTGGACAACATCGCCTCCTGCGCCGGCTGAGATTCCAGGAACAGCGCGATCTCGTCCTTGCGCTTGCCCGGCGGCGGCTTGAACGGCAGGTCCAGGCCGGCGCGGCTGTAGGCCTCGGGTTCCCGAGCCTTGATTTCCTCGATCGTCAGGGCCTTGCCCTTGTCGTTGTAGAAGCCCTCCAGCGGCAACTTGCCGGTGCGAAACATCGCCCCCTTGGCCTTGCCCAGGATCTCGTCCTGCCGCGCCGCTGATTGCTTGCCTAGCCACTCGGCATAGGTCATCGACGCCGGCACCTGACCGTCCATGCTGGCCCGCGTCGCCGGGCTGAACTCCTCGATGTCGACGCCGGTCAACTGCTTCCAGCTCTTCGTCACCGGCGTGGCCGTCGAACGGCAGCACCAGTGGAGGTTCCCCGGGCCGGCGCCCCACGGGATGCTGTGGCCGACCGGCTTGTGGTCGTCCTTCGTGTACTGCTTGCCATCGCGGATGCGGCACATGGGGCTGGTCCGGTTGTCCAGCGTCGATACCCATTGCACAGACGCGATCAGCTTGTCGTTCGCCTCGAAGAATCGGTCCCGGGTGAACGCTGCAGTGTGGCCGATCGCCGTTCTCACCACCGATTCCACATCCCGCCGGCTGCGGTTGAAGACCCCGTCCTCGTACTTCAGCGCCCGGGTGCCGCGCAGCCGCTGCACGATCTTGGCCGTGGGCTCGTTCGCCACGTAGCCGGAAGCGATCGTCTCCCGGATCTTCTTGGCCCGGCCTGCCTCGAGGTCTGCCAGAACACCCCGCAGCAGCACGCCCTGGAACGGCCGGGCCATTGCCGCGGCGTAGACCTGCTCCACCTGCACCGGCGCGATGCCGACCTGCGCCACCACCTCGCCCGGCACCGCCTTGGTGAACGTGCCGGTCTGGAACTCCGCCTCGAAGGACACTAGGTCCTTCAGGTCCTGTGACAGCTCCCGCTCGACCGCCGTATAGGCCTGGGCATTCAGCGCCCGCACCGAGTACAGCAGCGAATCGAGCCGCTCCACGGTGAAGGACTCCGCGGGCATCCGCTCGAGCGCTGCGATCAGGTCGGCGAACAGCTGCGCATCGACCCGATTCAGCGTTGCGATGATGCGCTGTACGACTCCGTTGCTGTAGTGGCTCAGATCGACTGCATGGCCGATCGCGGCGTCGTGCAGGCGCTCATTGGCCGGCGCCGCCACCAGCGCCTCCGCCGCCTGGCAGGACGCCGCCGGCCGGCTCGCCCATGGTGCCCAGCTTCGGGCCTTCGGACTCGATCAGCGCGATCTCTTCCTCGGCCGTGACCCCTTGCCGCGCGATCTCTCCGCGCTGCAGGTTGTCCAGGAGTGTGAGGTGGCTGATCGCCCCGGCCTGCCAAGCCTGCACCAGCGCCGTGATGTCCTGCGACGTCATGCCGGCCGGCAGGTAGTCGGTGTTGAGCTCCACCTTCGCCTCGCCGACAACGCCAGCCCATTCGGCACACCAGGTCAGCGCCTTGCTGATCGCCTGGCTGGCTCCGATCGCCAGCGAGCCGAGCACGCCGTTCTCGCCTGAGCGGTGGATGGCTGCCGTCTCCGCAGCTTCCGCGGCCCGCTTCTCCGCGGCCAGCATCCGGGCGCCGAGCGCGGCCATCATGGCTTCCTTCTCCTCGAGCCGCTTGGACAGTGCGCCCAGGCCCTCGCCGGTGAACTCCAGGAAGAAGGCCTTGGCTTCGTGGTTCTCGAACGCCTTGACCACCGAGCTCCCGAGGGCGAACTTCTCGCCGGTCTCGAAGCTGTGCCCCGTGACGATCGGCGTTGGCAGCCCAGTGAAGTGCAGCCCGTGCTCGTAGTCGGCCGTCGTTTTGTAATGCGAGATGTTTACGTCCGCCAAGTCCAGGATTGGCGGCTTGGCGACCTCGAAGTCGATCCCCATCGGCCCGCAGACCAGGAACGGGATGAAGCCCATTGGCTTGCCGGCCAGCATCGGCGTGACCGGATAGCCCTCCACCTGCTCGAACTGGTCCGCGCCGGCCGCCACAGCGCTGTCCTTCTTGCGCCACAACTCCTGCGTGTAGACGCGGCCGCCTGCGTCGCTGGGCAACAGGCGCAGCACGCGCCAGCGGTCCTCCCGCACGCTCTCGTAGTCGTCCTTGGCGATCTCGGCCTGCTCCTTCAGGACGGCCATGGTGAGCACCGAGCGGTTGCCCACGCGCTCGATCTTCCAGTTGATCAGGGACTCGGCGCAGTAGGTCTTGACGTACGGCCGTGCCCCGATGGCACGCTCCTCGGCCAGCGTGCGCACACCCTGCACCGCCGGGAAGTCGGCCAGCAGTCCGATCCGCCCCGCCTTGAGGATCTCCTCGACAACCTTCTCGGAGAACGCCACCAGCGGCGTGCCGGAGGTGTCGACATCGTCCTCGAGGAACTGCGCACCTTCCGGCAGCGTGATGGTCGGCGGCTTGCGGAACACCAGGCCGCTCATGCCGTCGACCGTGCGGCCGGTGGCGCCATAGAACAGCGCCCTTCCCTTGTATGCCTGGTACTCGTCTTCGCTCTGCTCCGACAGCTTGGGCAGGTAGGCGGCGCCGGCGGCGTGGATGGCATCCTGGCCAGCGGCCGCGTCGCGTGCCCGCTTCCACCGCGTGGAGCCCGCCCCGTAATCCGGATGTTGCGCGTCAACGCCCATGGTCAGTGTCCTGTGGTCTGGGCGCTGGTCATGCGCCGGGTGATCGGCCACTCGACGTCAACGCAGTAGCCGATCGCCGTCGTGATGTGCTGGTACTTGTTGTCCTGGTCCTCTTGGAAGCTCGAGCCTTCCTTGAGCTGCACCGTCGCCAGGCCCTTGTCGCACCACTTGGCTGTCGCCGGGTTCACGAACAGGCTCAGCGAGCCGTCCGCGGCGCGGATCTTGGCGCGCACCGCGTTCTGCCGGTCCTTGATCGCCGGCGCCGCCGGCTTAACCTTGCGGCTGAACGTCCAGCCGTTGGCCCGCAGCACGCCCTCGATCTCGGTGTAGTCGGACTGGTGCCCGTGCTTCTCGCCGGCGCGGCCGGCCGGATCACCGTAGACCAGCACGTGTCGGTTCTTGTGGTCCTTGAACTTCTCCACGAACTCCGCCGCCGACTGCTTGGATACAGCCGAGGTCAGCACGATCTCGTCCAGCAGGTACAGATCGCGCGCGTTCTCGCCTCGCCGCACGCCCACCGCCGACGACAGCGGCGTGTAGTTCTGGTCATGCATCCACAGCAGCTGCTCGTGCGGCTGGATCCGCTCGCTGGTGTGGTTGGCCTTGCTGTAGTCCTCGTAGATCCGCCCCGTGGCCGTCTCGAAGCTGGCCTCAAACTCCTGGCGGTACTGCTTGGCCGACATGGCCCGCTGCATCGCCGCAATCACGTCCGGCGGCAGAATCTCGGCCGACTTCCAGTGGAACACCCGGAAGTTAGGGTCCGTCCCGCTCTCGGCGCTAGTGCACAGGTCGTAGTAGTGATTCAGGCCGTCCGGAACTCCCAGCAGCCAGCACCAGGCCCGGTAGTCCGGCGCGCTGGGGTCCACCGTGTTCAGCGCCGGCAGGATGTTCGCCTCCCAGGCTTCCGGCTTGGTGTCGGCGAACTCGTCGATCCCGCCGCCCTTCCAGGGGATGCCCTCGATCCGCTGCGGCTTGTCCAAGCCGACGACGTGGATCTCGCTGCCGTTGGGCATGTAGATCACACGGTCCGACTCCGAGGGCCGCCGCGTGTGCACTGCCGACAGAGTGAACGCCTTCAGGTCGTCCCAGAAGATCTTTTTGGCCTGGTCGTGGGTCGGAGCCGCCGCGAAGTACGGCCCCGGCACCCGGTTCGCCTGCTTGACCAGGAACCGCTTGAATCGCTCGGTCTTGCCGCTGCGGCGGCCGGCCGGCACCAGGGGAAACCGAATGCCGCTTGGCACCGCATCCAGCAGCGCCAACTGCACTGCGTGGTCCTTCAGCGGATACCACCTGGCCAGCTGCCGGTCCAGCAGCGCATTGCCAGTCTTCACGCCGGCAGCCGCTCGATCAGGCTCCCCAGCGCCTTGGCGACGTCCGCCGCCGGATCGCCCTGCCCGCCGGCATCGTCCAAGCCGTACGCTGCCCGCTCACCCTTCTGGCGGATCAGGAGCATCTCGGCGCTGATCTTGGCCTTCTTGCCCGACTCGAAGTCCTTCTTCACGTCCGCCAGCGAGAACAGCTTGCGGTGCTCGGCCCAGTCCGAGCGGTGTCGGTCGATGACGTCCGCCCGGATCTCGACGGATGCCTCGAGCGTGGCCTGCTGGGCGTTTTTACCGGTTGCGCCCGCTACTTGCGCAACTTGCGCCGCAACTTTCGCGTCCGCTTTCAGTTGCGCCTTCTCGGCCACCTGGCGCAGGGCTCCGACCTTGGCCCAGCCCTCGGCGTTGGCCTTCTTGGACACCGCCTGGCGGGAGACGCCAAACTGCTCGCTGATGGATTCGTGGGTCGCCGTTGGATCGGCTTCCCAGCGCTGCCGGGCGTCCTTCCACTGGTCGGCGGTGAGTCTGGCCATGGCCGTCCTTTTCCGTCGGGGGTTGCCGGACCATTCCGACTTACCGGGCTGAACTAGCCCCGGCTGGTGGCTGCGGTTCGCACATCACGCCAGCGGCCATGGAGTGCGCAGGGAGGAGTTGACCCCGGCCATATTCAGCCCCTAGCCGGGCCACGCGCTGGCTGCGTGGATGAATGAGGGGCGCTACTTCTTCCCGCTCCGGCACGCCGCGAGCTCGCCCTCGACCTTGAAGAGCCAGACGCTCTGCTGGTCGGAGAGGTTGCGCATCTCGTCCTCGTGGGCCTCTTCCTGCTTGACCAGCTTGCCGCGGTAGGTGCGGACGTCCGACTCCAGGGTCTGGATGCGCTCGGCCTGCACTTGGCGCAGGGGCTCGAGGTAGCCGACGGCGCCGGCCAGAGCCAGGCAGCAGGCGAACAGGAAGCCGCAGATGACGGACAGCAGGCGGGCGATCGGATCCTTCATAGCACTGTCACCTCCACCTTTTGCACGCGGTAGTGGATGGATCCCGGCTCGACGGCCATATGCACCCGCACGCCGGTCACGTCTCGGTGCTTGCCGATCCGCTTTTGGAAACGCTCGACGGCTGCCGTGATGTCCTTGCGCAGGCGATCCTCGGCGGCCTGGCGGCGGGCGATGGCCTGCTTCTGGTAGGGGGTGAGGTCTTCGGTCACGGCCGGTACAGCCTGGTGGCCATGTCCACGATCATTCGCTCGATCTCGGCGGCGTCCCTGGTGTCGTGCCAGTGGTGGCGGAATGTCTGGCGGCAGGCTTCGACCTTGTCCTTCCAGGTCACGGCCGTGGCCATCAGCTCCTCAACGTCCTGCCGGGTGGGGGCAGCTTGCGGCACCTGTGTCGCGCACTGGCAGATGCCGTTGACCCTGGCACGGTGGCAGGCGGGGCAGGGTTTTGGCTCATGGCGCCGTGGCTCCGGTGCATCGCAGTCGCAGCCGAACATGCCGCACGCCGGGCAGCCGATCTCTTCCGGGGTGACCAGGTCGTCTCGCGCCATGGGAAGCCTCCCTCGGGGAGCGCGCAGCCCGCGCGCAGGGGCTCCCCATCCGACCTACCGGGCTTGAACTGCCCCGGCTGGGGTGCTGCGGTTCTCGCGCCGTACCAGCCCTGCGGCGCCGTGGCTATGGAGGATCCGCCTCTTTGCCCCGGGCGGTCACGCCGGG